TCTACATCAGCAGTTGATCCACGTAGTAATGAATTGATACTATTTGTATATGCTGCCGCTGCGCCAACACTTAATGGATTAAGAACAGCAGGAGTAGCATCTGTTGATAATTTAGTGTTGATTGATTTTACAATAAGTTTATTACCACTTACTTCAAAAGTAATAGTATTGTCAGTGTCGCTAGGATCGTTTGTACCTGCATCAGATACTAGTTCATAAAAGTCTAGTTTTGTACCTGCTGCATTAACTAGGGGTACTTTACCTTCGTTACCTACAAAACTATCAGGTGTGTCATCTAGTGATGTAAAACTAATTTGACCACCTAACCCAAATACTGCATATACTTCAGTAAAGTTTTCGTTTACTTTACGAAACGACTCACGAATACTATCGCCTGTACCGTCGTTGCCTTCTAAACCAATATCAATTTCTTGTTTAGCCATTTTTTATTCCTTTTAAAACTGTGGTACCAGATTGTCCATATCAAAGTTTACACTTACTCCACAACCACAACTACTATGCGCATTTGGATTGCGTATTTCAAAGTTTGCGCCAACCAAACTTTTTACATAATCTACTTCTGTTCCTATTAGGAACATTAAACTGTGTGAACCCACTACAAATGCACATCCGTTTGCAGTTTTTACTACTTCGTCGCCGTCTTCTAAGTCTGCAGGGCTTGCAATAGTACCCCAATCATACTCAAAACCTGCACAACCGCCCCCCTTGATGTTAAGAGTAATGCCGTAGCAATCGTTCTCTTCGCTCAAAAAGTCTATTTGTTTCTCTGCTGCTGGGGTCAAAGTTAGTATGCTCATAGTGTTCCTTTCTAATATTTATCGGTTGTTTTTATAATCTTAATGTAAATATAGTTATGTTTATAAAAGAATATTTAATAGATACCTGGCATATGCGCCGTAGTAAACTAGGAAAGCATCATACTTATAATCGTAAGAAAACAATGGTAGTTTTACGCTGTGATAGTTGCGGAGATGAGTTCACACGCCCAAGAGGTAGCATGGACCCTAAGCGTCTTAATAATAACTACTTTCATGTGTGTGAAAACTGTGACGCAAAACGTTTTGCGCAACAACGTGGAGTCAATGCTAAAAAAGTTTGGAAACTAACGGCAAGTAGTGCTATACCTATTAGTAAGCTTTAGTTACGCCAAATAGTGTAAGCACCGTATGCAATTGCTGCATATGCAATTAGTTTAGTAAGTGGTGAAAAAATAATAATGGCTGCGCCTGCTGCGACCATTAGCACACCGTCAATAGTAGAGCGTTCTTCTATTTTCTTTTTAATTAAATTTTTAAGCATTTTTTGATCTCCTCATTTGCTTTTCAAGCACTTGGATTTTAGCATCCATAGTACGGATTTTTTCTTCTAGTCCTTGAATATAAGCCTTGGAAGGCAAAGAATGTTCTACACCATCTTCTCCTAGAACTGTAATGCTGTCTACACCTTGACCACGTAATCCTCCTAAAACCCTGTTAGGATTTTTGTTAGATGATGACTGGGTCTGGGCTGTACGAGCGTACATTGTACTCAGTAAGTTCATTGTTCTCCTCCATATAGTATTTATATAGGTCAATACTAGCAAGGTTCTTACATTTGGATTCTACCATAATATCAGCATAAGGCAAAAATTCTAATGCCCAGTCGTTAACAGCATTGTTCCACATAAAGTCTGAGTGCGCTCTTAGTTTTGCTTTTTTATATCCGGATTCAAGTAGTGTGTTCATGTCTGGTCGTACATCGGTGTCAAAGTCTGTGAGTACATCTTCACGGCTAACACTGTAATGGATAACAGGACGCACACCACGCCAACTATCGACAACACGGTAAAAGCGATCGTCAGTAGGTTCAATATATTCTCCTTCTCTACACCAATGATGATGGATATCTAGCACCAGAGCGAGATCGTCTGCAAGCTCGAGACTGTGTTCGAGTCCCCATTTGTTTTCGTCGTTTTCGATAGTAATACAGTTTCTTGCTTCTGGCGAGAGACGTTTAAGTGCGTCTTTGATACCGGCTGGACCTTTGCGGCCTGATATGTGGACATTGCACTTGAAATCTTGAAACTTGTTACCATAACCCATCCACCTCGCTACATCTATGTGGTATTCGAATTCTTCGATTGATCTTTCGACGATTTCTGGACTATCTGAAGCAAGGACTGTAAATTGGCCTGGGTGCATTGAGAGCCTAACATCAAGTTCTCTGGCTCGTTCACCAACTTTTGCGAATTCTCTTTCACAGTATTCAACCACGCTAGACAAACGCCAGAAATAGCACCAAGTAGGCTCGGTATAAACAGGAAGAACATCAGAGCCCAATCGTACCATACGTAACTCTTGAGGAAGGCTTCCAACATATTCAATCAACCTTTTGTATGACGCAATGTTGTGAACCATAAGTTCCCACAAGCGTTCTTCTGCATCAGCAACCGTTTGCCTATTAAGCCATGCTACTGTAGTTGCTCTAGTATTTAGCGGACGCTGTATTTCCTCTAGCAACTTTTTCTTTTGTGTTTGATCAGGATGCATATATTTGCAAGCAAAACCAATACGCTTTTGCATACTTTTCATATAATCTCCTGCACTTGTAAATTTTAAATCATTCATTATTTGTAATTACCGTCTGTGTCATAATATTTACTATTGTACCATGCCATTTCAATACTCATTATACGACCATAGCCGTGTTTTGTCAAGTTTTTGTACCATGTGAAAAAATCTTTTATTCTATTCAATACCAGTGCTCCTTAGGCCAGTCATCAACTGCATCAGGTATATTAGGAAGACCATGAAAGACTGCAATACTTGTATCTTTTAATATTTTAGGCTTGCCCGGTGTTTTAAAATTTCTACCTCCTGCTGTAACAGTAAGTGTATCACGCCCACGCATTTCCCATTTGTAACTTTGTATCCAAGAATCAGGAAAAAATGCATAATCATTTTTTATCATTCTATACATAAAATCTTGATCACCTGGAAATCTTCGCATATGATTCATTGCATTCTTTTCAAATTCTGCCCAAGCATTATATTGACTACCTACTTTACAACGGAATACACTAGAATTCATTCTATCCCAATTAGATCTAATCTGTCTATTAAAATCTCTAATTATAATAAAGCCAACATCAGGTTGATAGGTAAACAGTTTATCTATATTGTTAAAAACAATTAAGTCTAAATCAAGATACAAAAAGGTTCCTTTAAAAGGAAGTTGTGTGCTTAAAAACCAAGGTTTATACCACCAGCCTTGTGCTTTGATGCCCGGTAAAGGATGACATTCAATATGGCTATCTATTCCTCTAGTATCTTCTGTAAAGCATATAAATTTATGATCAAGCGTTAGATTACGCTTGACCATATTATAAAGTTTGTTTACATATTCAGGTCCGTATTTGTTTCCATGTTTTAAACAAATAACATGACGTTCGTGTCCGTCATTTTCATAAGAGACAAAGTCAGCATCCTTTTCTCTTCTACGCTGATCACGTATAATACGCCATTCTTCTTTTGTTAGGTTAGTTTTATCAATCTTCGGCATAAGTCATTTTTTGTGTAGTAAATGGTGTGTAGATAGCACTGTTAGCGCCATGCTCCATACACTCAACACTTTCGCACCAGCAACGACCATCTGTCATTTCACGCACAAGATTGTTTGCGAATACCCAAGCGTGGAAAGCAAAACGTTCTACACCTACACCATTTAACAGTGTTAGTTCAGCAAGACCTTTTTCTTGTAACAATTCAAATGTTATCATTTCTGGATCGTCATAATCTAACACAACCTTGTGATCAAATGTATCTTCAAGCCATGCTTTCAGTGGTTTCAATCCACCAAAGTCTACAACCCAGTTGCGTTCGTCAAGTTCACTTGCACCAAATGTAAATTTAAATGCTAGACTATAACCATGTAAGAACTTACAATGCGAATGTGCTTTAGGTTGTCTAAAGCAGGCACTCAATCCAATGTTGTGCCCGTATGTTTTTGTACTGTAATATGCCATATTAAATCTCCTATACTGTTGGCTACACGGCGGAGTATTTAAAGTGGGTCGACGCTAGTCCACTGTTGTTACTTATATTACAATATTTTAATTTATTTGTCAACTGGTAATGCTATTAAAAGTATGTTATGATATGATTGTGTTTTAGGAACTTTGAATGCCCAGTGATTGCACACAAATTCGCCAGTCATTGTGACAAAATATCTGCCACCTTTGTCCATATCTTCTGGTCGTTCCATTGCCCAAGCATTAGGAACTTCTTCACCAGGACGAGTATTGCGTATGTATTGTTTTGTAAATGTGTGTAGTTTATGACTATGACTTCCATCTGCTGCATGTGCTATACCGTAGACATCTGTGCTTGCGCATTCGTATGGTTTAAATCCTTGCATATGGAACACAATATCATCGTGGCCACTTACAGGATTGTTAACAATCTCTATTTTAACATTTTGGAATACATTCGTATTTTTGAAACTTAGGTATGTTACACCCATTATTATCAAAGTGGCAAGACTGATGCCACTTATTATGTTTATACTTATTACTGCTAGGTATTTCATTGTTTCCTCAGTTCGTCTTTTATAGCAGATAGTTCATCTTTTACTTCAAGAAGTTCTTTGGTAGCATTACTCATAGTTTTTACAATAAACCTTACTGTAAAAATAGTCCAAAACCACCACACTACTGCTGTCATAGCAAACAACACCATTCCAACATTGAATAGTGTGTTAAAACTACTTATCCCATAACTGAGTGAAACAAAACACCCCGACAAAAAAACCGTTGGTGCTATTTTAGCATATACATCCCAACGGGCAACTTGTTTGTCTATCTTGTTTGCCTTATCAATATTTGCCTTCATACGATATTTATAAGTTATCTTGGCTGAATAATACTATCTGCTAATCCATAATTGACTGCTTCTTCTGCACTCATAAATGTATCTCGATCCATGTCTCTTTCGAAATCTTCGTAAGTCTTACCTTTAGTGTTATGTTGCACATAAAGTTCAGTCAAACGTTTTTTCCAATATTGAATTTCACGATATGAAATCTCAATGTCGCTTGCCATACCACGAGCACCACCACTTGGTTGGTGAATCATATGTCTAGCATTAGGCAACAAGAAGCGTTTTCCTGGATGACCTGCTTGAGCTAGGAAACTACCCATTGAACATGCCTGTCCTAATACAATTGTATGCACAGGCGATTGAATGTATTGCATTGTATCATAAATGCCCATACCACTCGTAATAACACCTCCCGGTGAATTAATATAAAACTTAATAGGCTTTTGGGAATTTTGTGCTTCTAAAAATAACAACTGTGCAACAACAATATTGGCACTATTATCTTCAACTGGGCCGTTTAACATTACAATTCGATCTTTAAGCAGTCGACTGTAAATGTCGTAGGATCGTTCTCCTTTTGATTCTGATTCTACTACCATAGGTATTAATGGCATTATAATTCCTCCCAAATTCCGATAAATTCAGCAATAGCAAAAAATAGTGCTAGAACTACAACTGAGCCTGTACCAGCCGCCCAAAGGCATCCGGCTAGTCTTACTGCACTTTTAACTAAACTTAGATAAAAATGCTTTTTTGAAACATCTACCGGTTCTGGCATTATTTTACCTCCGCTAGTGGATGTACAGTTGAAGTGTCAATCCAATCAGTATGATCTTTGGTAAACGTCCTAACTGTAGTTTCTTTTCTAAGCATACCGTTTTTGATACGATATGTAATAAATTCTTGTTTTACTACACCTTCTACATCTGCTTCAAATGCAGACACTAATGGTCCGTCTAGTTTACTGTTCATCTAAAACCTTTCTATGTAATTCTAATTTCATTTTGTGACAACCTTTAATAAAATTGTGTCAGGATTGATACGTCCATTTAGTTTTGTATCAGTTGTTTTGATTTCATCAAGATACTTTCGTAATTTAACTTTGCCTGCTGCCTTAAACTCTTTGAGTTGCTCTTCAGGCTTACGAAGTGTCTTTTGTATGCTTTCATTTTCTTTAAAGCCTGTAACTGTAGTACCTTTTACTTGTAACCCACTACCGTCTCTACCCATGCCTGTCGGATCAGGGTTGGCGGCAATATATTTGCCAATCTTGCGAGTTTTTCTGTTAAACACCCAAAGTTCGTTTGCACCAATAATTTCTGTAGGAGAAATACTAGCAAGTTTAAACTTCTCATCTGTGACACAGAATTTAAGTTTGCTTACAAGTTTGTCTGCTGAGTAAACTTTTGGCTTACGTGGTTTGCGTGTTGCTTTAGCACTGTCGATAATAAAATCTAGTGCAGTCATCAAATTACCGATAGCCTCTCGATACTTTTTGATATCGCTCTTTTTAAGATGACTATAACCTTCCTTGAGTTGAGCCCATTGATCTGCTTCAGTCTCGTCCATTTTTTTAAGTTGACCTGCTGTTGGCATACGCTCCAATTCATCAAAGTCTGCAAGTTCGTTTGCAAAAAACGTTTTCATCTTACGTGCATGTGCTTGTGTAATTTTTTTGCCAGCAAAATGTTGCTTGAAATCAAATCCTTTAGGATCAAAATTATCTTTATCTGACACAAAGCCTTCAAGCCATTCGTCAATATCTTCAGCAAGATTCCAAGACTGTTCTGTAATACGTTCTTGGATTGTAGGAACATATACGTCTTTTTTCTTTTCTTCTGTTTTCTTTTCTTCTACAACTAACTCACCTTCAGCAGCAAGTTTTTCTGCCCAACGCTGCATAGCACCGACATAAGACGTGTGAATTAATTCAGGATGATGCATTTCACAATGTGCTGCTAGTGCATAGTGACTCTTACCATCTACTTTCCAGTTTGGCAGTTTGTTAATTTTTGCAATAGTTTTCTTGTCAAGATTTGCTTTGAACCATTCTCGACATTTATTGCCCCAACTTTTAGATTCAATTTCATAATGCACATAATAATGTGCTCCATGCCATGTCTTTGTTGGCATGTTATCCCATTCGCTGCCTCTGCGACGAGCACGAACTGTTTTCTTTTTTGTACGCTTAGGTAGTGCCATATCTATACCCTCCTGTTTAACTTATTCATAATATATATTCTACACAGTAGTTTGTCAACCTTAAATGGTTTCAGGTTCAGTTTTTACAACACAATACCCGTTTCTAACCATTTCATTATATTGATGATTTGCTTCCTGCAAATTATAATCATATTGTTTTAAAAATTCTTGATCTTGCCAGAATCTAAATCTACATTTTTTCTTACGTCTGTTTACTCGAATTTCTACGGATATGTTTTCCCGCTCCAACACGCCAGTGCGAGCCCTAATGGTTTTAATTTTTTGCGGCATTACTTATCCTGTAATGTACATCCAGCTTTTTGTCCACAATGCGGGCAATGAAATGTATATCGATCGATGCACATTTTTTCCATTGTTGCGTAAGTGAACCAGCCTTTACAATTATTACATGTTAAATGCCAAATAATTTCTTTTACTACTGTAAACATTTATATACTGTTTCCATCTGAATCAAACCATTCATATTTTTGTCTAATACCACAATCGCCGCACTTTTTAAAACACATTTCGCCGTGATTAAATTCGCTAGTTGTACTCCAACCTTTTGCAAGATCTTCTTTGTAAAACCCTTGTAGAATTTCTTCAAGGCTATTGTATTTCAAAGAGCACCAATTGCTACCGTACTTATCTTCAATAGGTTTATAAATTTTTTCTTTCTTGTCTTTGCCATCGTAGTAGTAAGATGAACCCCACCAACAGCATGGAAATACATTTTGATTCCAATCTACAAAAATTTCTTTTTCGTGAAAATGATAACAACCTATACTTTCTATATCTTCTAATGATAAATTTGTCTTAGGCTTTTTGTCAAACTTACGTTTTTCTTCTAATTGACTGTGTTGAAAGTTTTCATTTGTAGTCGGTTTTACTTCGTAAGAATCTTTTTCATCATCAACAAACCAAGAGTCTGTGTTTCTTGTGTTTGCTCTAATCAGGAAATCAATACCTAGTGTTTCAGCAAATGCTTCTGCGTTCTTAATATCCTTTTCGTTGTGGTCAAATACTAGATAAACCCAACGTCCATTTACCTTGCCGTCATGTCTAGCAATAGTGCAATATAAATTAATATTGCGTTGTACGTTTTTCCATTTAACAAATCTTCTATAGATATGATTTGTTTCCTTGTGGCCATCTATACTAAACTCTACAAACAATTTAGGATAAAATCGTTTGCTCATAGCAGCAATTCGTTCCCAAACAAGACTTGTACCTGCTCCACCATTTGTATAGATATAAACTTCTTCTGCACCACTACGTAATGCGTACTCTACAATGTCTGCTAAATTAGGATTCATGAACGGTTCGTCTACAACGACACCAAATTGAAACTTCTTGTCTTGAACAAGATGCGGAGGAAAAATTCTTTTGAAGTCTTCCAGTGTCCAGTCTAGTTTGTTTTCTTTAAGAATAGGTTGTAGAGTAAAATCATCTTCGTCTACTCTTGCACATCCTGGACACTGTGCATTACACCTACTAGTTATTTCTACGTGAGCAGTTTCGAACATATTGTAATTATTTTTTTTAGTTGGTAGTCCCGCCCGGATTCGAACCGGGGACGCTCTCTAATCTGGAGACGATGCTGGATATAAGCCAGGTGTTTTACCGCTAAACTACGGGACTATATTTGGTCGGGGATGCAAGATTCGAACTTGCGATCTTCTGCTCCCAAAGCAGACGGATTAACCAGACTTTCCTAATCCCCGTTTCTTGTCAAAAGATCAAGAACAATACTTAATTCATAAATTGCTTTATCTAATACTAGATGAGCAGTTTCGTTATCGTTCTTTTTCTTTTCTTCGTGAAGAAACTCTAACCTTACCTTTATATAATCTTCTGCTTCAGGTTTATTTCCTCTGCGCATAATGTTCCTTTTTGTTTGGCACCGGTGGCGAGATTCGAACTCGCTAATCCTAGGAACTGGTTTTGGAGACCAGCGTACCTCTCCTACTGTACCGCACCGGCATAACTTTTTTTAAAACTACACTATCTTTGACCCTTTCGAGGTCTCTGTCCCTGCAAAGACACCTTATTGCAGTAAGGCGTAGTGTAGTCATAAAAAAAGCCCCTAACATTATTAGTGCTAGGGGCTGTTGAAATAACTTTTTAAAAAGTCACGTCAAGACATACCCCCTTTAGGTGGCCAATATATTATACATATTTTGTTAGTCTTGATCATGTATCTACTCTTTCTTTTTAATAAATTATTTATAACATTGTTATTTATAAGTGTCAACCACTTTTTTTAATATTTTTATAAATTACATCAATCCAATCTGTACGCCCGTTCATAGGATTTTTTGCAATATGAAAAATATCGTAAAGTTCAAAATCGCTCCTTGTATATTTTTCAATATCAAAGAAAGAAGTTTTGTGTTCGTATAGATCATATAACATAACTTCCATCTGTAACATACGCACACTAGGTAGTGTGTTTATAGCACCTGCAAGAACAGCACTTTCACTACCTTGTATATCCATTTTTACAAAATCAGGAACTATACTATTCTTCTTACAAAAATCGTCTAGTGTGGTAACATTTGCTGAAAAAGTATTGTTTATACCTTTTAAATATTCTTCACTAGTTACGCCAGCAAGGTCAGGAGCATTAATTGCTAAACTATCTTTGCTGTTAGGATTAATTCTATATATGCTAGTTAGTGCAATTTGCACTTCGGGTTTGTAAAACTGTTTGTAATCACATACTGCTCCAACAGCCATTTCATGTATATGAACATCGTGATACTGATCGGACAGTTCTTTCAGTGTCTTTTGACATTCCGGTAAAGGTTCGAAAGCGTGAATAACGCAGTCAGGCCAAATTGATTTAAACTTTTTAATACTTTGACCAAAGTTAGCGCCGATATCAAAAATAACTTTACAGTCAGGCAACAGTTTTTTGTAAACCTTGTCATCCGTAAAGTTATTGCTATATTGTTCTGTACGCTGTTCGTTATGTCTATACATATTGTATGGTGCGCATGGAGGGACTTGAACCCCCACTCCTCGCGGAACTAGAACCTAAATCTAGCGTGTCTACCAATTTCACCACATGCGCTATTTTTTAATCGTCGTCGTGATCGTCGTGGTCGTCATCGTCGTCATCATGGTCTTCATCATGATGCACTTCCCATTCTGGTAGTGGGAACCAACGCTCAATTACATCAATTTGATCCATGTACTTTGCAATTGCTTCTACTTCGATTTCCATTGCTTCAATAATATCAGAATGCTCACCGATACCGGCAGGATTAGCAAGATAAACTTCTACGTTAGCAACGTGTTTATCAATATGACCCTGTGCATGATTACGGAACGCATTTAATAGTGTGTCTCTTAAATCCATTTATCTTTCCTTTATATGGTGCTCCCACACGGACTTGAACCGCGGACCTATTGATTACAAATCAATTGCTCTACCAACTGAGCTATAGGAGCATTAAACTAATTATCATTTAGTAGTGGCGGTCGGACTGGGAATCGAACCCAGTCAACCCTTTCAGGTTGTACAGATTAGCAATCTGCTGCATTACCATCCTGCCCCCCGACCATTTACTACATTGCGTTAATGCTAACGGAGATAGGAATTCGATCGCCTACGTTATATTGATTGTAGGTAAAACTCTTTCCTTTTACACCATTCCATTCATAACGAATTGTGTAATTCTTAAGAGTATTAACACGTTCTTCGTTATAATATGTTTCACAACGCTGTTCTTGTCGATAACCTACAATGCCTTGTTGACTGTTGTTTTTGTTATCAGCAGCAATCATACCACCTAGTACTGCACCTGCGGCTGCACCTTTATCATTACCCGAAACACCTTTACCTAAGATGCCTCCGATAATCATGCCACCTAGTACATCACCTGCATTTGCTCCACCACCATTGTTGATTTGCCCATAAACTGGTACATCAACAATGTTGCATTTTTGATATGGATTGCGAATAACTTGTGTTGTGTAGTTGGGTGTTACGCTTGTAATAGTAGCCAACGGTGTTTGTTCTGCTAGTACAGGAGTAGCAACAGCACAAAATACAACACTTGCTAGTAGACGTTTCATAGTATTCTCCTTACCTGTCTATGATTATTTATACACTGGTTTATTGATCTAGTCAACCTAAATTTTAATATTTTTTCTGACTGAACCACTTTTGGTGTAATATGTTTCTCTTACACTTTTTAAAGCACCTTCAACACGACTTGGATATTTTCCTAGGAAAGTGCCTGCTTCTAAATCGCCTTTTGTGATATACTCTTTGTGAAAGTGTTTGATATCATCCCAACAGGCTAACATAGTTTTACCCATTTCATCAAAAAACGCATCTGAGAAAATAGCATCATCTTGTTCATAGTATGCGTATGATGCCATAAGATACCAAGGCACCATCATGTTGATATTTTTAGCAAAAAGTTTTGCAATATGGTCATCAAGCATCGAATGCCTCTTCTACTGCTTTTATATGTTTACATTTTTTGAATGCAGGACAATCGCACGTAAAGCCATTGTCCTTCATTTCAATATTATAAATGCCTTTGCTACCTTCAGCATTCCAAATTAAACCTACAGCCCAGTGACCTTTTGTTTTAATAATGTCACTTGCATAAACTCTAGGACCATATTTAGACATGTTGACCTCTTATACTTGCTTAGGGCTTACGCCGGTTAAAAAGTACATTTTCTTTATTATAGTGTCAACATCATCAGTTGTCAACCAGCCTTTTACAGTATCGTGTTCTTCTGTAATTCCAGGAAAGTTGACTTGTTCACATGCTTTAGCGTCAATCACGGCAATTTCATACAAGCCTTGCTTACCACCATAAGAAAATCCATGACTAACAATACTTAGGTTGTATTGCTCACCGAACTTTAATACAACTTGTGTTCCATCCATCATTGGCTGCGGTTCAAAACTTTTGTATTCTAGTATCATACAAATAACTCCTCTATGTGTACTGGCGTGTAGTTTGTTTGTTCTACACTTACACATTTCATCCAAGGTTCCCAAGATTTATTTTGGTGGATATGTCCATGTACATTATGCATATAATTTACTTTTGGATCTGCTAAACTGTAACCCGGACGACCACGCTTGGTTGCTTCTTTATGCATCGGAATATGTGTTGCAATAAAGTTATGATCATGAAACTCTGCCCATACACTAATTTCTTTGAAGTATGGCTGCAAAATTTTAGGACGATCATGATTGCCTAACACTAAAAACTTTTTGCCATTTAGTCGCGGCATGTTAGTTTCTAACCAATCAGGTTTGTTTTCTCCAAACACAACATCGCCAAGGTGATAAACAACATCAGTTGGCTTGACAACACTGTTCCAACGCTCTATCATAGTTTCATTCATGTGTTCAATGTTTTCAAAACCCGCACGAATTAGTTCCGTAGGTTTTGCATGATCAACGAATTGCAAGATAGCCTCGTGGTTAAAGTGAGTGTCACTTATGAAAAATATATCTTTCATGTTACCCTCTGAGTTATTAATTACTCTTATATAATACTATCATTCTTCAAGTTGGTCAAGTGTTTTTTGAATAATTGGCAAAGAAAAATAATCTAAATTTCTATTACGTGACCACCAAGCACACGCACTTTTAAGTTGTCGCAAGCCTTTTTGTTTTTCTTTAGGATGAATATTATCTGACTGTCTTTGTATAACTTTAATAAAATCATCAATGTTAGGAAATGCTAAATTGTCAACGCCCTTAAGATTTTGCATTTCCTCTACTGCTATTTGTATAGATTCTTTAGGAGCAAGTGCAGGAACACTATGCAATGGATCTCTTATTAAATTAAGATCTAATTCTATAATTGGCATATCGTTAAACGCAAATTCTTTATTTAAATCTATTATCCATTGCATTAATTTATGCGTTTCACTAAATGTAATAATTCCTACTGCTGTTGCAATAATTAGATTAACGCTTGTATTTTTTTCCTGCTTTTTCTTTTCTAATATCTTTCTGATATTACGTTCAATTTTACTAAACTTACTTGGCCATCTGTTGTAATGATATGTTTCGTGTATTCCTTCTACACTAAAATTTAGATTAACCTGTTTGATAGAAGAAAACTTATTCCAATATGGCACTAAGTCAATAGTTCCATTTGTTACCATTCTCAACGCACAATTCTCGTCTAGTTTGTCTACAAATTGATGAAATCCTTCTTGCAACATTGGTTCGCCGCCAGTGCTCTTTACTCTAGTAATTTTAGAGAAATCAAGTTCATCTAGTGCAGACATTTCAAATTTATGATATAACGGTTTACTGTCTATAGTATCAAATTTTTTAAGATCATTGCCGGGATCTTTTTTTAAGTGATCGCTTATAAGACTGCTATTAGTAGCCTCACACATAGTACAAGCAAGATTGCATACATTACCAAACTTTAAATCTAAAGATGTAAGTTCGATTTGTCCTTTCATTGCCTTTTGCAACAGTATAGGATTTGTTTCTCGTAACCTATCTTTTCTAGGACTATCACTGCCGCTGTCTTCCCAATCATAACAATTTGAACAAAACTCTACCCGCTCACCAGCGAGCATTTTTCGTCTTACTTCATTTAAAATAGAATTCTTTTCAAAGTCTTCTGTAATGCTGTCATATTCTTTGTCTCCTATATCATATGATTCACAACACAATTTCAGCCTATTTGCTGTTGTGTTGCAATATTCAATAAATGGTAAGGGACAAAAAGATTGATTCATTTAGTTTTTAGCCGTGCATTTAACACAAAGTTCTCTACTAATAATTTAGTCAAACTTGCCATTGCGATGAACATTTTTTGATCATCTTTTTGTGCTTCAATTTGCTCAATAACAGCACTAGCCATTAGTCTGTAAACAAATTCTTTTGTAGTATTAAATTCTTGCCAATCTATAGGATCCATAGATTCTGCTTCTTGCGCTAGATCTGCAAGTTGTTCAATCGTAATTTTTTTCTGCATACTGTCTATATTTTGCTAAAAAGCTTTCTGCATCTTGTTTATATTCAAAATAGAATGTATCTTCATATACGTCTGTGTATTCAGCAATATCCCATTGCTGTTTAAACATTTGTATCTTACAGAAATCTTTACCTTGTGATCTTAAATCGCTGTGAAGCCTGACAGAATAGCCAGGCTTCCAACGCTGTTTATATTCGAAAATTTCAACGGGTATCAATGAAGTGTTACCTTTTCAGTTGGATCAATACCAAAAAACTTTTCACAGATTAGAACAATCGAATCTGGAACATCAGCATCTTCATATCCTTCTGGAACATAAAGTCCTTTAAGCGAACCATCTGATCCAATGATTAATCCCCAATCATCTTCCTCTAACGAATCTTCAAACGAAATTGGTTCTGCCATACTAGTCCTCGTCTAATTTAAGAACCTCTATATCACCGTCAGTAAGCCTTGTCCTTAAATATCCTTCACGGATAAGACTATCAATAGTGTCAGCAATGATAGTTTTCGTATCGCCTCTACCAAACCACCAACCTACATATGTAAAGATTGATGCTGTTCCTAAAAGCCATAATTCGTTAATCCACATGTTGTTAATCCTTTAGTGTATTTAACATCATTTCATTTTCGTAATCTACTTCACGTTTGGCTTGCATCCAAGTTTCTCTGAGAATGTAAACCAAAATAGGTAGGAAAATCATTATACCTACAAAAGCAATACTTTGCATTGGATTAGTAAACAAGCCTGCAATTTCCATGACTGTTACTACATATACCATTATAGCCGCTGGAGGCCATAATTTTTGTAAGAATTTTTTAATTACTCGATTTTTCATGTTCTTATACCTTATATAGTTTCACATAGTTTAGTCTAGTTTCGTTTGCACCAAACAAACGATTTGTAGTTTGAGATTTTACCTTGCCTTTTATACGTTTCATGTCGCCTACAGCGTGATCAAACTTGTTCATAAATGATAGCAAGTTGCCATCCATTACTGCCACATAGTTATAACTTTCCCATTGCGGACTGTAACGTTTATCAAGAATTTTGACTACACCTTCAACTTCATCTTTTTTATTGCCAAGATATTGACTATCTCTATACTCCACCCTGATTTCTTTCTTGAGACTGCTTTCGTGTTTATCACGCTTAACAAACTCAGGAATAAAAGCAATTCTACCTAGGTTGTTGACTGGTACATCATCTTTCATTACAGCATCGATCATGTCACGTTTAAATGAGTCTAAGTCTCCAAGACCTAGCATAATATAACGCTTTAGCCATTTTTGTGATTCAGCAACTGCTTCAAAGTCTTGTGCTTCAAGTTTAAACGGCATGTAATCATGAGGTAAGTAATCTGCGTTTTGTTCAAAAAAGAAACGTACAAGTTCTTTGTTAGAAAAAGTAGTTGCTTTACCTTCACTGTAACGCCGAGTGTCTTTTACATAACCTTCATTAATACGATATGCAGCATGTGCAACTGCAAGAGCCTCTTGTGTGTTTACAACTCTTAGTGATAGAACTGTCATTTGTGCCTCTGTATTGCCTAATTACAAATACAATATAGCATAACTAATACCACCTGTCAACTAAAATCTATAAACAATTCTGCCTTTATCTAAATCATATGGTGTCATTTCAACTTTAACTCTGTCGCCTTGTACTAAACGTATTCTAAATTGTCGCATCTTGCCACCTGTATAACAGGTAACCATATGATCATTATCTAATTTTACTTTGAACATTTGATTAGGCAGAACGTCAACAATAGCACCTTCGAATTCTAGAATTCCTTCTTTAGCCATTCTCTACCTTTGTAATGACTAAGCCGCCGTTTTCTTGCACAATTTTTACAGTATCGCCTTCTTTAACACCAATCTGATACATAATTTCAGGTGGAATCTTCATAAGAACATTATCTGGATTATCCGGATCATCTTCGAAAATATCTTCTACTTTATATTCAAGCATGTGTTATTTATAACTTTTCATATAGGTTTACCATAAAAGACTTGCCGTTTACATCGCCACCGTCGTTGTCAATTATTTCACCATCATATCTGATCATATCGATAATCTCATCACCACTGGGCATTTCTGTAACCCAAATTTCTAACTTAGATAAGTCTAAACTATGATTAGTTGTAATTAAACCTGAAAAGAATTCACCTTTTTCAATACTTGCAATTTCAATTGTTGGAAAATCTAAGTTAGGATTCTTTTCGCCTTGATCATCATAACCAAAATCTCCCCAGTATTCTTCGCAATCTGAAAGATCGCTAACACTTTTATCGCAAATTTCTTTAATAACATCTGCTGCATATTCTTCATTTTCAACTTGTTCAATCATAATGTATGCACTAGAATAACCTGCGCCGTTATAGTGTCCTAAAGCATCCATATCATGCCAACCGATATCATAATCGTCGTCATTTAGAAAATCCATATCCGTAGGTACTTTATGTTTTAGTCTATATTCTTCAGGATCTATTAGATAATCAATCATTAAATCATTAGGAACTGCTTTCCAATATTCATATACTAGTGGATCTAAATTATCAAATACAAATTCACCGCCATATCCTCTAATAGACACACGATAATAACGTGTTGGATATTTAATATCTTCAACTAGTTCCTGTTTCTCAAAGGTCGTAGCCATTCTTACACTCCATTCTGACTTCATTATACTACCTTTTAAAAAGTTTGTCAACTAAATATTTTTATGGATTATGATATTTTTTCTCGCTGTCAAAGAAACTGGTTAGATGAGCCTGTTGCAGAAGATGATTATGAAAAAATTATTTCTACACTGGAAAAGACTCCTACTAAACAAAGCCTTGACTATTTTAGAATTTTCGTTTCGCAAGATCAAGCATGGAACAAAAGTATGATTCCACTTGCTGAAAGATTCTCAATGGACGAAGATACACGTAATTGGACTGATTTATTTAGATACAAACAGACTTATAGAAACGCTCAAATTGGCGCTCCTTTGTTAATTTTGTTTATTGCAAATTATAATAGAAGGTGGGATCACGGTGCAGTTGAAATGGCAATAGGATTTGCAGCCGGTGCTGTAAAAACAATAGCAAATCAATTAGGATATGCTACTGGATACTGTGCATGTTTTGGTAAAGATTTTAGTAAAAAACTTGGTGGCGAAGTTAGCCTGGGTGTTGGAATTGGAAAGCCTAATCCAAATCTTGCATACAATGAAATAGAAGGACCTCAAGGTAATTTTATTATAGAAACTAAACCTACAGTGCATAATATAACAGTAAAAGAATAAATACATACATAACAGAGCGTGAGGGCGTTTGTATGGATTTTTTACAACTTGTATCAGACGTAGGCTTTCCTATCGCAGGGGCAATAGCGGCAGGATCGTTTGTATTCTTAACACTTAAATTTATTCTAGCAGGTGTTACAGGAAGTGTTACAACATTAAAAAACATAATAGGACAACTAGACAATAGAGTCCAAACTATGAATAATGATTTAGTCAAAATTGATGCATTGCTAAGTTATACCTTAAACGTGCGGCCTAATACAGATAGGATCGCAGCAAACGAGGGCAAAGAAGATGCAAGGAGAGACTAAAAATGATGTGGGTAGATTACATTATAGAACAAGCAGGTCCACACTTTAGAGTAAAAGGTGATTGGCCTGGTGAAGTTATGGGCCTTTTACAAGACGGTAGAAAAAAAGAACATTTCCTTTATAGACCAGGAGATGTTTTTATTGTTGACGAAAATGGATGGTTGAAGAAAACTGATCAAGTAAACGCACTGTTAATGAAGTACGAGGACAAAATAAATGGACATAGCACAGATAGTTAGCGAGTATGGGTTTCCTATTGTTGCTGCAATGGGGCTAGGATATTTTATATTCTACATTTGGAAATGGGTTACTGAAACTATCGATCCTGTAATAGGTGAAACAATGGGTACACTTATCAAACTAGTTGATCGTATTCGCATGTTAGACAATGATATGATACGTCTCAATCAAAAACTATCTATGGTTTTAGAATACAGAGCAAAACTTAATCCTCAAAGACAAGACGAATTACAAAGATTAGTAGACGAGTACAAAAGCAGTAAAGAATCGTTTAATAGTTCAGGTAAGAAAAAAGATACTACTTCGAAGTAGCGACGAAAACTCCGTTCCAATCCTCTGGTAAATCTTGTGTTTTCATATACTCACAACGTTCAATCCACATATCGTAGTAGCCTTCCATCTTGTGATCAAAGTGTGTATATAACAAACGACATTTGTCTATAGCATCATCAAATCTTTGCGCACGATAATCTTCGTGCATTTGTTCGTGTTTCTTCTGTGCTGTGCGCCAAGCAGGAGCAGTATCATCTAACACTGTATAAATTTTAAGTCCTACACTTTTGCCTTTGACTTGCAAGTCGTCTACTTTGAGGTAGAAGAAATCTGTTTTTGTTTCTTCATAGGTTGCTTCGCCTACTAGTAACAAGCATCCGTATTCTTTACACTTGCTTTCTACTCTTGCTGCGGTGCTGACAGCGTCTCCAAGGACATCATATGAATGACGTTTAGTACTTCCCATCTCACCAAGGTACCCCAACCCTGTGTTGATGCCAGCGCCCATACCAACAGGAGGACGGCCATCAGGTATAATAACTTCTTCATTAAACTTCTCCACTGCTTTAAGCATGTCTAAGCCACACTGTACTGCTGTCTTAGGATGATGCGGATCATCAATAGGCGCATTGTGTATGTGCATACTAGCATCGCCGATATACTTTATAATCATTCCGTCTGCGTCTAGCACAGGTTCTGTAATGGCATCCATATAGCCATTCATTATTCTTGTAAGTCCTTGCACATCGTCGCCAAAACTTTCACCTAGTGGTGTAAAGCCACGCAAGTCTGAAAATACAATACTCACATCTTTCTTTATGCCCTGCTTAACAAGTTCTGGAGATTCCTGTAGTATTCGTACCACTGCTGGGCTGGCGTATCCTTCGAATTGTTTTTTAATGGCTTGCTTTTGCAGGAACTCGTCGAGGAATTTAAGCACGTATCGTTTGAGACCCACGAGCAAGAGGAAAGCACTGATAGTAGCGCCATCAATAAGAATGTTTTGTGTATTGAATACATAGATACTTACTCCAATAAAGCCGCCTACTGACATAATAAAAAAGGCTATACCTACATATGTCCATCGGGCGAGTGCGATTAACAGAATACCTGCACCTATCAATGCTGCGAGTTCAGCCCATTGTTTTGCGTCAGGATGTCTGCTTATATTTGATTCATTAAAAACTGTTCCAAGCATCGCTGCTTGTATTTGATGCGGGAATACACTGCCTGCTGCTGTTGCCAGTGGCTGTGTTACACCTGCTGCTGTTGGTCCTACAAATACTATACCGCCAGCAAAATCATCTGGTAAGTCTACTGCGCTGTAACGTTTGCTACGTTGACTCCAGTCTATCCATACTTCTCCTGTAGGGCTTGTTTGTATAATACCAAACTGTGGTATGCGCAATTTGTCTACACCCATAGGAGATAGTTTGATTTGGAATGAAGGATCGCCTGCTAATACACGCAGAACTTCCATTGTAACATTTGGATACAATGTGCCTCCGCTTTCTACTACTAACGGAATACGTCTTGTTACACCATCTATTTCTGGCCAACTGTTTGTAATGCCTGATCCAACTGCTGAATTTTCGATATCGTTGATATTGGCAATGATTCCTGGAACACTAGGAATAGTATAAATGTAATCACTGTTAACGATAGTAGCACCAGGATTAATTGGTTCATTTTTATTCTCCTCCGCACCTAACATAGTAACAATAACAGGAAGTTGCTGCATTGTTTCTGCTAGTATTTGATCTTCGCCTGAACGATCTGGCTCACTCATAAGCACATTGAAAACAACTAAACCTGCACCACGATTGTACAAGTCGTTTATAAGTTCTGCATAGTCACCTCTTGGAAATGGCCATTGTCCGTATGCATTTATAGTTGCTTCATCTATGTCTACTGTGTAGATGTTGTTTTCAACTGGTTGTTGATTTATTATAAGTTGGTCAAAATATCTTAGTCTTAGACTTTCTACAAAATTAGGATTTATATAAAATACATAACTTAGAATACCTAAGACTAGTATACTCCATAAAGGTGAAAATATTAAACGTTTCATTTATCTAAATCTATCCATATACAATCGACAGTTTGATTTCTGTCTGTTACAAGAACACTTGCTTTACTCATTTCTTGTACACAAGTTTCTTTTTCTTTATAATTTCCGAGATGATATGTTTCCATGTGTTGAGTGCTAGATAATGCTAACCAAACTAATGCCCACATAAAACTTTCTCCAATAATGCTGATTTTAGATGTTCGCCATTTTTATCAAGAAAATCTTTAATATGTTTATTGCTTGCATCTGTAAGTAATGGCATTTCTTCTCCAATCATTTCTGTGTTTGCAGGCAACCTCTCTGCAATCACAACCCCTCTTTCAAATTTCATTTTTTCTTTCCCATCAGTTTTGCTTTTAAGGCATCCATTTCTGCACTGTTATTAGATTTAATAACTTTTGCTTTTCCTTCAACATCTATTGAATCTTTTATTACAGGTTTAGTATTATATTCCCAACCATTCCGTTTTTTTATTTCAGAAATACGGCGTTTAATATCATTGATTCTGTCTTCAAGAATGTCGAGTTCGTCCCTCATACGGTATTTATTTCTCTGGGGGATTTAATTTTTCAAAATTCTTACGCTTTTGTTCGTCTCTTGATTGTTTAGAAGCAATACGGAATCTTCTCATTTCAGCAGCTAGATTCCTATCATGTGGCACAAACATTAATTGAGGCATTCTCATAACTCTAGCGAAAGGACCTAAGTCTTTTAAATTGTCATCAGCCATATTATCCAAACCATTGTAGCAACTCCAATACCAAACACAAGTATACCAACTAACCAAGCTATGATTGTTTCTTTACGTTCTTGTGCAGCATAAACTGCTTCTTTTTGATCTTTACGCATTTGTGCTTCTATACGTATGATTTCATCCCATGCACTAGGACCATAATAGAGAGAAATATATTGACGTAGTTCTTCTCTCATTTCTTGTGCCTTTTTCTTGTGCATCCAAACTTCCATAGCATTGGCTTCAATGCCTCCGCCAAGTTTTTTATACCATGGCGGTTTTTCTGCTTTGCTGTGTGCATAATCTAAATCTGAAATTGCTTTTGACCATTGACTGAGTTGCGAGCCCATATCTTGTATTTCTTTGCCCATATTTATGGCTTGTTTTATGCCGTTGTAGGCTGTCGTGGCGAGACCTATCGCTGTAACCGGATCTATCATATTTTTACCCTCAAAGTATTTATCCGGCAAAAACTGATACATAAGCAAGAACACATATGGCTAGCACTATTATTACTACCCATATGTATTGCATTGCTGTTGTATCTCTATGACTCCACATTAAAACCTAATTTTAAATCCTACACTTAATGTATTTGTTGATGCATCATCTGACATGCTTCTACTAAAGTCACCTGCAAATGATACTTTCTCATTGATGTGATGATCAACTCCAATACCAATGCGTGTTGTGCCTTCTGTGCTTCTGCTGATGTGTGCTGTTCCGATATCTAAATCAAAGTTAACACCTAGTGTAGCATAACGATATGATTCGTCAGTTGCTTCGTGAGCAATGGCACTTTGTATGCTGCCTGTTTCAGTGTAAGCATCTGTTGAACGCTTGCCTGCTACAACTCCAACTACTGGACGAACTTGACCTGTGTTTGGTTCAACTTCTACATTCACCCAAGTATCACTTGTAGAATATTCACCTTGGTTTGTAAAGTCTCCAATGTGTCTTTCATATGTAATATCTTGGCTAGCACGATTTATTGTGCCACGGACAGTGAATTTTTCTAGTGCTTTACTTGCGCCTATGCCCATATGTAGCGTTGTCATATCTCCTGTGCTACAAGCGTCTGCACTTGTAGTAATTCTATTTATGCCGCCTTCGATTGTAACTAGATCATCTGTAGTAGTTGATCCACCAATGCCTAGCACACGGCTTTCAGCACTACATCCATCGCCTAAGTCACTGTTAATACGGCTACCTGCTACATAATCAGCAAAACCTAAACTGTGTAAGTCAACTGCGTGACCAATCTTTTTGCCTGTGTCCATACGACCTGTAAATGAACCTGGATCTGTAACTGCTGAAGTTATAACACTATCTGCTACTGCACTTGATGTTTCAACACCGTCTGTATATGTTACAGTTTTCATAGGTGTAGTTGTAGTTGTAGTTTTTTCTCTATCAATAGTTTGTACACCGTCTGCTACACTTGATTCATGTGTTGTAATACTTGCTGTAAGTACTGGACGACTTGTGTCGACCACTGTTTCAGTTGTAATAACTGGATCGCTTGCACCACTTGCCGCATCTGTTGCTGAACCAACATCTTCTAGTGTTCCCCAACCGTCTGTTGTTGTGGTGTCACCGCCACCTGCGCCGCCACTAATAGCATCTTCTGCTGCATCAAAAGCACTTGGGCCAAAAATGTACGCATAGTTTGCTTCTAGTATATCGCCGGTTGTAACGCCTGTCCATGTCCAACTAATACCAATAGTATCGTCACTGTTACCGAAGTTTACTGGATTGCCTTCAGCATCAGTGTAGTTTGTGCCTTCATAACCGTCTGCTTCTTGTGTCCAACTTTCAACACCTGCTGTTACATTTGTATCTGTTGTGTAGATACCCAATGCGTAACGGCTTGTGGTTGCTTCACTGAACGCAACATTAGTATCTGGAATAACTCCATAACCTAGCACATTGTCTGTACTTGAACTGTCGCCCGGCATACCTTGGCTATCTGGATCAATAAACTTTGCAAAGTTTACTTCGCCAGCATCTACTAACATTTCAATACGAGTGTTAATATCAATAAATGGTTTGTTTGCTTCTAGTGTGTAAGTGTTGTCAATGTTAAATTTATCTGTAACACCGCCACTCCATGTTAGCGTATCAGTACCATCTACAAAGCCGTCTGTGTCTTTAGTGACACCTACGCTACCTGTGTTATTGTTCGCATGGTTTGTGCCATCTACTTTAACAGCAAACCCGTCAAACGGTGATCCTGGTGTTAGATAGTCGTAACTTGAATTGAATGTTCCTGTACCTTCTGGATCAAATAATAGACCAGGACTTGTGCTTCCGCCTGACCCTAGTGTACCTGTGTTACCGTTTACACCAGCCTTGACCCATTCATTTTCAAGTAAACCCATACCTGATACATCTGTGTTCATACTTGAAGTGTCTGCCAATGCTGTAGTTCCAAGTAGTGTTGCCATTAAACTAGCAATCATTATTTTTTTCATTGTGTATTCCTTATCTAAACACAAACTCGACGCCAGCAACTATGCCAACTCCTAGTTCGTCTCCTTTGTCTTCATATGACGGTGCGGCAAATAATCTTACATTGTCCGTGAAATCATATGTTCCTCTTACGTATGGGGCAATATCCCCAAATGCCGGATAACCCGTGACCCCAGCAAGTTCTATACCAAAGTTATCAATCTCTAATCTATAACCTGTATAAAAACTTAACCTTTCCACGCTGTTATAATAGGCACCAGCAATCGCTCCATCCTCTAGAAATCTAACGTGAGGATGTACACTATTGTAATCCCCTTCCATTCCAAAATGAGTGCTAAGTGCTAGTGCCCATACAAACTGTTCCATCAATCTTTCTCTCTTTGTTCATACTGAGAGTCGATATTGTTTGTCACTTTGTCGGCTGCCCACCACCCAAATGCGGTAAAAAAGCCTATAGCAAAGTAGACTAGAACATTTTCCAAAATCAGTGCCCTCTGTAAATATTTTTACAGTAATATTTAGTGGATAATTTTGTAAAATAATAATACGGTTTAATTTTGTGAAACTGTTACTGAACAACCGTTGGCATTGGTGCAAATACCTGTAAGGCTGTAGGTCTTGCTTGTGGCTGTATTGTTAGTTGTTTGATTGCTGATCACTGAATAAGCACCGCCGCTGTTTGTAAGATCAACTTCAAATGAATGTGCCATAGTTCCACGTTGACTAGCATCAACACTATGATCATCACCTGTAAGCACTATGTCTGCCCATTGTTGACCACCATTGCCTCTTTGCTCTAGTGTAACATCATTGTTGTCACCTTGTATTTCAATAAAGCCATCGTGTCCTGCTTTGCCCATTTGTGTATGCGTTACACCATTATTGTCACCATTTACAACATTTGCTATGTGATGTCCAGCGCCACCTCCACCACCTCTGTTGGTGTCTGTTTGATAACTGTCTAGCATATTATTATCGCCTGTGACAGTCCAGTATACTTCGTGATCACCAATTTCGTCACCGTCTACAGTGTTATCATCGTGTTTGCCTTGCCAAGCATTGACAGCATTGTAATCGCCTGTTACTACAACACGGCTAAAGTTATTGTCTGATTCTTGATAACTGTCTACGTCATTACTGATTCCGTCGGCTTCTGCATAAGATTCGTTGTAATCACCTTTTTGATATACAGTAATTGTATTGCCAACATCATTGTAACTACTGCCAGTTTCAGCGTGAGCATCATTGCCATCACCTAGTTGTGTAACGGTCATTGTGCAGTCTTCGCCTTGACAATCTATTACAGCATCATTATTATCGCCAGTCTGTGTTAGAGTGCTACTACTATCTCCTATATCAGCATTGTAAAATCCAAGCGTATTGTTGTTACCTGTTTGTGTATAAGAAAATGTAGAAGGACCAAGACTTCCTAGCAAACCTTTGTTTGATAGATTATTCAAATCACCAATCTTGTTATTTTCTCCATCCTGTGTAATGGTGAGATCAATATTGTCACCTACTTGATTAACATAAATTTCGTTAGAAGTTGCTTTGCTTGATAGTGATGCTATTAGCACCGCCAACGCCAACACGGTAATTGTACGCACTAAATCCTCCTTGTTCCATGTCTATTGTATAACTATTTCCCTGGCTAAGCCTAAGTTGGAAAATGTGCTGATCACCTTCTTGTCTACGCACTACAAAGTTAGGATATTCTTCATCATAAAATATATTTGTTTCTGGATCTAAACCAAAAAACTTTTCAGCAAAAAATTCTACGTTTTGTACACCTAATTCGTCAATCCATTGTGCTAAAATAGCTGCCAATTGTTTTTCCATTTCATCAACCCAAACCGGATTGAGATATGTTGTATTATCTAAGTCTGTGACCCAAATGTTTTTAATACCTTCTACAAGTGGATCTTTATCCAGTTCATCAAATTTTAGGAAGTCAATGTCCAACAAATTTGTGTCTGGATAGCGTTTTACGATTTCTTCTTCATATGGATCCACCTTGCGTATGATCAACATTGCTGTGAGCATATTTTCTGGCAAATCTAGTATCACTGTAGGACCAGGTATAGCACCTCTATGTGGCACTACAGTGGTTTGATATGCTTGGTTCATAATAACCTGTCCAACATCAGATTCCACTGATATTTCTCCAATGACACAAGCACCAGACACATCACAACTTGGTAATAGCGTGATCATTGAACCACCTATTTCATCTATGATCATCATAAAGTCTGTGCCTCGCACAGCGATGGTTGCACTTGGTGTTCTTATGTTGACTCTTTGTCTTGAATTCTTTGCTATTTGTCCTGATGCATAACGCACTGCGCCTAGTGTTGCTTTCATACTTAGCGCACCAGTTTTTGTGTTAGGATCGTAGATAAATTCATCTATGGTCATACGGCTATGTTCAGTAACATCTACTCTAGTGTCATCAACAAAGTCCATACGCATACTACCCTTGCCTGTGATAATCTTATCGTTCATCTCAAGGTCTAAGCCTACTTCACCGTCATATTTTTCTGATTCACGTTCTACAACACTGCTGCCTTTGTGCTGTGCTATTTCGCCAATGCTTGCGTATACAGGTGTGCTTAATAATAAAGCACTAATCAGACTGCGTAATATCAACGTCATGACCATCACCTGAGAATGTAGCATCTACAGTGTTGTCGTTTACACCACTTTGTTTAATATAGTAGTTGCTGCCGCCGCCGGTGATGTCTAATGTTACGCTGTGTCCTGTCGTACCATCACCATCTTGATCTATCTCAACTAGCACACCGCCTTGTCCTGATGTATATGTCGTTGTAGAATCTGATGATGTTGCTGTGCTTAGTGTAGCACTGTTATCAATTGTAACATTTACCACAGCACTTGTTCCATCTACGTCTGTTATCAATACGTTTCCATCGCCATCAATTGTGAAATCTACTTGAGCGGCATCAGCATCTGCTGTTTCGCCAATTTGCAGCACAAACTCATTACTGTCACCTGTTGTTGTAATATTCAGTGTTACATTTTCACAATTGACACCTGAAGTAGCATCACACTTTAAATCCACTGTGTTGCTGTTGCCTGTAAACTGCCATGTACCTGTATAAGTGTTGCCCTTGATCACAGCATCAATCACGTTGCTATCACCAGTTTGCGTAATACTAAACGTCATATCATCGCCGTCTAGAGTTACATCTGTTGTTGAATCACCAAACTCATTTCCTGATCCGTCTTGGGTAATATCCAAATCTAGTGTGTCACCAATTTGTGTGATGTAAATCTCGTTTGCGTATGCTGCACTTGCGAGAACCAATGACAGGATTCCCCCGTATAGTATTGCCCTCATATTTTTTCACCTCCGGCTTTCGCCATACGTATTTATAACAGATAATTGTTTTATAAATACAAAGGTATTTAGTGTAAATATTTTTACAGTAAAGCGAGCATATAATGAATATAAATACAATTATGAAAACATTAGAAAATGGACAAAAAATACATGAAGAACAACAAGCGTTCTGGGACACGTTTGACGAGATATGGCCCACAGAAGAAAGACATGTTGAAGATAGATGCTTACATGAAGAAGTTGATGATTTTATAATAGATAAAATTGCCGCAGCACTAAAAGAGTGTAATCATAACAGAACTCATACTGCTGATAAACTTGGAATTAAAAGAGAAACACTTTTGGCTAAGATGAAGAAGTATTGTTTGGCTTAAACTTCCACAGGTGTAATGCTTCACCTTGATAAACTAATTCTATTACTGCTGCCTCTATAGCCGCTCTTACTGCATAGTTTGTTGCTTCATTTACAGTATAACCTGTTTCAATTTCTAGTGCTTCTGTACCTAGATCTAAAAATTTAAAAACATTACCACCTTGTCTAAAACTTGCTATAGATTTTTGTGCAGCGACACTTACTAGAACACGGCCTGTGCTAACACTTACTAAACGCATAGAAACTGTAACAGTATCAACTCTGTATTCAGTTGCAGTTCCTACACCTAAATACATAGCACCGTTGCCACCTGTTTCTATATTACTATCATATCCAATAATGCCACCTTCCAATAATATACCTGCAAATTTCATTGCTGCTAATGGAGTAGGATTATCTTTTTCGTAGTTCTCTCTAGTATTGCGAATTAGTTGACGTTCTTTAATAACATGATCCATACCGCCACGCTCTACAACTTCAAACCAACTGCCATCGCCTGCTTGCAGAAGTGCATCTATTACCCATGCTTCTGCACCTTGAGTGACAGCACTGCTTAAATTTGCTACATTGTCTGCTGGTTTACGCTGTCCTGTTTTATCGTTAAATTCATAAACACCGATTGTCATTTTAGGTCCATTTATAGGTGGCAAGTCATTAAGTTCTTGCACCATTGGATTTTCTTGGACCACAGGACCTTGTTGTAAACTTTTCGGCAGGTTACCTTTTGCAGCACACCCTGTCAGGATCAAACTTGCTATTAATACTAAGTACTTCAAAAATTGAATTCTCCCGGGCCCGGTATTGTGATTTCTGTATAACCGTCAGGGCCATCTACAATAAGCGTAATACTTCCTGTTGTTTCGTCCTTTGTCCACGTAATTTCAGCACCTTCTACTTCTGTGGTACCTGAATTAGCACACGCTGGTTGATCTTCATCTCCACATGCTGCAAACATATTATCTACAAGTTGTTTAGAAAGTGTGGCATATATACGTGATTCTAAGTTACGAATAAACTTATTAAGGACTGTGTTTTCAAGTTCACGCTCAATACGTTCCGCTTCTCGTTTTGCTTCGTCTTCTATGTCTTTTTTTCTATTGAAAGTAAGTTGTTCAAGGCTCAACATGTGAGAACTATAACCTTGTCCGCTGAACGCTGGTGATTTAAAACTATGTACTAAATCTGCACCTGTAATACCAGGCTTAGTTAAAAAAAATAAAGATATTATTATTAGTAGAAAGTAACGCATAACATTACTATTTAGCCTGTGCTGACTTGTATTCCTAAATCACGCATCTGTCTACTCTTAGGATTGTAAACTACACCTTTTGAAGTTTGTTTGACAAAATCATGTAACTGTTCGCCACTTATAATGTACTGATATTGCGAAACACCTATAATTAGAATGCCATCATGCCCTGCTGCTGCTTTATAATCATCAAACATTGCTTGGTTCCATGCCATTCTAAATTTATCAGTTCCAAATGTACTTTCTATTTCACTACGTTTGCCGTTAAACCATGCTTGGTTTACTGCTTGTGCAAATTCTGCTGTAGGGAAATCTTCAGGCAGGGGCTGGCTTGCTGCAACTACACTAACTGATTTACCTTCGTATGGTGTACCTGCTAGTGCTTGAGCCATAGGCGTAATATCTAGTTTATGTCTATCATTATAGATACGTCCGCCTCCGGATGTAAGACTTTTGCCGCCGCCTTTAATTTCAATTTTCTTGTTATCGATAATAAGATCGCCGCCTTCGTTTTCGCCTACATAGCGGACGTTTTGACTCATTATAGCAAGAGCAGCTTCTGCTGGACCTGCATCACTCTTAGAGAAATTTTGTCTTGTAAGGTTAACGAAAAGTTTTTCAGGAATTCCGTCTGCAATTGCATCTAGTAAAGGTGCAGGTCCTTTCATACCGGTCGCTGGAATAAGTGCATTAATATTAATAAACTCTTCTCCATCGTTCCATCTTTCAACAAAATCTTTTACTTCATTAGTTGTACCTAGATCGGGAATAGTTTTTACAAGATATGCAATTTCTTCTGCACCGATATCAGGATCTTCATGTGCTTTAATATAGTTTTCGATACGTGAGCCAATTTGTGGTCCCACAATCAACTTGTAAGTTTTGTCAAATAAAGGATCGTCTGCACGTTTTTTTGATAATGCTCTTATAACTCTATCTTTTTTCTGCTGGTCTGTGACTTCTTTTATTTCTCTATAGCGCATAATAAAACTCCTGATACAATATTTATCTCACATCAGGAAACAACATGTCTTTGCAAAACTTGTCAACGTCTTCTTCAGGTAAGCCAAGTGATTTCATTACAGCAGGAGTGTGTGGATTTTTACGCTGATTTTCGCAGTAATGATTTTGAGATGCTAGTACTAAATCTCTGTTTCCGTTTCCTGTAAAATCTCCAATTTCCATCATGTATGCTTCAAGGTTGCTCAATGCCTTTTTAATAATAGCATCTGCTTCTTCTTCTGTCTTAACGTTACCTGCTGCTAACATTTTATCTGTAAAAATAGCCTGAGCCCATTCTGGTAGTTCTCTTTGTTTGCTAGGTATAATATCTTCAACACTCATATAATAACCTTCAATCATAGGATGATTAGGATCACTACTTGGCGAAAAATCATGGAACGCTCCTGTCATTTTAGTCTTACCTGCAATGACATCAAAGCCATAAATCGGTCCATCATTGTTTAACACAGGAAACACACATACATGCATCATCCAAAGTCCTTTTGACTCTCTTGCATCTACAACATCAATGTGCGCACGACGAACAGCATCATTAGCCCATACACGATTAATCCAACCATCTCTGTTGAAATATTCTAATCCATCTTCTTGTATTTCTTTTGCATTGCTGTCAAATATTTCAATAATCCTATTTTGACAGTCAATTAACTTTTCCCAAATCATGCTCATTGATCTAACTCCTCAAATAGTTGCATAGCAAATTCAAAGCATCTATTTGCTTCGTCTGCCATTCCGTCGTGTAAACGTTCTCTTACTGTTTCTTTTAATTTTTCTACATTTGCAAACTGGTACATGTATCCAGATCCAGGATTGCGTTTTTTAATCATTTGTCCGCCATACATATCTCCAAAATGTCTTACATACAAATGTGCTAGAATTTCATCTTGTTCTGTCATACTCATAACATATTGAGTGTAGTCAGCAATTACAGGACATAATAAACTAGCATCTCTTTGGATATCATATTCTTCTTCTAGTTCTTCCATGTCTGCTCTAATGTTTGCTGCTCGTGCGATGCCTTCTATGCCTTCAAGTACATTAAGTTCTTTTGCTTTTGTTTCTAAAACAGAGTATAAACAAAATTGATTGTAAATGTACTTGTGATACTCGTGTGGTTCCATGCCTTTTAGCAATTTACGAGCATGTTCTGTGCGTTCTGCTTTTTGGTGATTTTCCCAAGTAAGTTCTTTAAGTTTGGACAAAGTGCTTTGCTTTCGTTATTGTATTTTTGACCCAGTCAATATGTTGTATTTCTTCTGGAATGTAAGTGTAATTATCTACTAATGATTTTACAATTTCTCTATTGTGAATTATTTTTTCTTTAGATTCATTGTAAATTACATTTTGCTCCATATCTACCACTGTAGACATTTGTTCTACATACATCTTACATCTTGTCTCTAAATCATCTATAGTATCAAAACTATAATCTATATATTCGTCATATAACTCAAAGCCTAAATTTTTTATGTAATTTGTATTATATCCTACACAGCCTAGTGTAACAGGAATTTTAAATTGATATGTACCTCTATAGAATTTTTCTGTTACAAAAGGTATAAAATGACTGCTCTCGGTCACAAAGTCCCAGAAAGAATTTTTATAGGCTTTAGGCAATACTGAATGATCCAAATGATGACTCATCATATCTCTATTGATAGGTAAACCTGTATGATATTTCCAGTCATAGTTAGCATTTTGAGGCAAGATAAAACTCAATGATACACCAGGCATTTGATGTAGTCCATTCTTTACTATTTCTTCAATCGAAATGCATCTATGTAAATGGGGTTGACAATTTAAACAAATAATTTTGTTTGAAAACTTTTTTGGCATTTTAATACGTTTTGTGCTGCCATCTAAGAATTGAGATGCGCACCAAAATGTAGGCCAATATAATAAATTTACGTTATCTTTTAATCCTAATTTTTTTACTCGTTTTGCAACAGTCTCAGATTCAAAACAGCCTAGCACCCAATTAATTTTTACATCATATTGTTTTATTGTTTCTATAAACTTTTTGGGAGCCCACGGCTCCCATTCTTGTGGCCAAAGTAATGTAATTTCTTTTAAGTTGTTCTTTCGGATGGATTTTACAATAGTTTTAAATTCATTTTCCATATAGAAAATCATGAATCTAGTTCTTCTACCCTTACTCTTAAAGGAAAGCCATTTTCTCTAGAAACACCTGTCGCTTCCAATGCTTTTTGTTCTGCAATCTCAAAACTATAAATTCCTACAATGCCCGATCCTTCTTCATGTATTTGCAGTGTAATATTGTGTGCTTGATCTTCTGAATGTTTAAAAACTTCAACAAGCAAACTTACAACAAAGTCCATAGGAGTCTGGTCATCATTTAGAAATACAACTTTGTATTGACCAGGTTCTTTATATTCGATTTTGATTTTTTCATCAATTTTGATATCTTCTAAAATATTAGTCATCATACCTCCTAAAATGGGGGGATGTTACTCCCCCCAAACCCTTAGCCTTCAATAGTTCCAACTTCACGGATACTAATTTTCTTTGGTTTTTGTGCTTCTGGTACTTCACGTACTAGATGAATATTTAACATTCCTAGTTCTAAAGTAGCATTAGCAACTTCTACATGCTCTGCAAGTGTAAACTGTCTGCGGAAGTTACGCCCGCCAATTCCTTTATGAAGATAGTTTACTTCCTCATCACCTTTTGGAGCAGTACCTTCTACAGTCATTACATTCTTTTCTACTGTAATGTCTAAGTTGTCCATACCAAATCCTGCGACTGCAATACTAATCATATATTCGTCTTCGTTGATTTGTGCAATGTTGTAAGGTGGATACCCGTTTGATTTGCTGTTTGCAAAATCTCGTGTCATTTCATTAAAGATTCTATCAAATCCAATAGTTGCACGATGTAGATGGGGTAAGTCTAGTGTTGTTAATCTTGTCATTTCATTTCTCCTTATTAAGCAAGATATGTTATGTGCCCTTTTCGGCGCACATTTTATTTATACATTATTTATAAATTTTTGTCAAGTCCTATCTATCATTTAATATAATGTAAAGGAACGTTTTTTTCCTTTGTGCTTTTAGGACCAAACTTAAAAACTTTTCTGTCTTTTAATATTCTTCTATCTGTAGATGCATAATCTAATACTGTATTTTCTCTTAGATTTTTTTCTTTTTTAGTAGCAACAAGATATTCTAAATCTGTAGTTTCATACCATTCTAATGAAGTATCTGGATATCCTATACCAACTGCCAGTGAAGGACAAAAGTCTATGCCTTTAGATAACTGTAGGACATCTTTCCAGTCTTGTTCTTCTTTATCATTATAGTAAAGATTTTGGCAAAAACCTGTCTTCAATCCTAACATGTTGGCTGCAAGCACCAATTGTCCTGAACTGATACCAATACTTCGTTCTGCTGCTAGATCCATCCTGTCTTCAAAACCAATACTGACTACATTTGACGTAACATTGCCATGGGAGTCGCCGTGTATATCAGTTTGTGTCGTATATCCATAAATGAAAAGAGCCGGTGCTCCCATTTGAGTATTACGCATAGCACTATTATAGTCATATGCATGAAATCCCCAAACAAAATCGTCGTAAATATCTTTTAAAATATCTTTATTAGTTACGACTGCTAATGCAAAATGAACTTCATTTTGTTTAGAAGGTGCATTTATTGCTATTTCTATTAATCCATTAATTGTTTCTTCGTCAATATTTTGAGATGTCCAATTACGCTGGCACCTCCTACTTACATGCATTGCTTCTATTAACTTTTTTATCATTTGCCTATTGTACTCGATTCATACACCGAATTGTGTGTTTGTGTGCAACGAATAAATGTTGCACATTTACTTAGTTGTTTGAGTTTCATTGCACCTGCATAGGTACATGTACTACGCACACCTCCTAGAATTTCCTGCACTGTTCTAGCCACAGGACCTCTGTAAGGTACCAACACTGTGCGTCCTTCTGATGAACGATAATCTTTAAGTCCACCAAAATGCTTATCGTTTGCACTTTCACTACTCATACCGTAGAATTGTACGAATTTCTTTTTTTCAAAAACAGGCTGCATAGGAGGATCAAATTCTCCCTTTTCAACTGCTTCGAGTGCTTTTTGTCTTTCTTCTTCCGGCATGTCTTGCGGAAAGGGTTGCATCTTTGCTTCCATAGTTTGATATGTTTTGGTTATTATTTCGCCACCGCCTTCATTGTGCCCAGCAAGCATGCCACCAAGCATAACAAAATCTGCACCGGCAGCAAAGGCCTTAGCGACATCTCCAGGGCAAGTACACCCACCGTCAGCAATAATGTGACCCCCAAGTCCATGGGCGGCATCTGCACATTCGATAACTGCCGATAACTGCGGATATCCAACACCAGTTTGTATGCGAGTAGTGCAAACACTCCCGGGACCAATACCCACTTTAACAATATCTGCTCCACTTAAAATTAACTCCTCTGTCATTTCTCTTGTAACAACATTGCCAGCAATAATTACTAGATCTGGAAATTCTTCTCTTACTTTGCGAACATGTGCTGCAAAGTGGTCGCTATAACCATTAGCAATATCCATACATACATATTTAAGTCTATAATCACATTCTTTCTTAACTTGAATAAGTTTGTTGTAATCACTGTCACTTGTGCCTATGCTCATAGCAACATTTTCTGTACGTTCTAAACCGTCCCCGTCTAAGTCTTCACCGTTAAAGTACACAATAAGTTCTTCTGCGCTGTAAGTCTTTACAAGACAAGTAAACATCTCACCTTCGGCAAGTTTATCTGCCATACGCATAGTACCAACACCGTCCATGTTGCTTGCCATAATAGGAATACCAATATAATGTTCATGGATTGCATGATCAGGATAACCTGGTTTGTAATTTCTAAACTGAAACTTACGATTAAGTTTAACTTGCTTACGACTATGTAAGGTACTACGCTTTGGACGAATGAGCACATCTTTATAATCAAGTTTTAAATCTTCTTCTAAACGCATTTATCAATAACCCATTTCTAACTTACGTTTTGCTTCATTTTTCTTATAACGTCTAATTGCTGCTTCTTTTGATTTACGGCGTTTAGTGCCTTTTGATTCGTAGAATTCACGTTTACGAAGTTCTTGAAGAATACCGTCTTCTGCAACTTTCTTCTTAAATCTGCGAAGTGCTTTGTTAACATCGTTATTGTGTACTTCCACATATAATCCGCGGAACTCGTTGTCCCCACGGCGTCTCATTTTATTAGCCATTAATTACTCCATTTTTTATATGATAATATCAATTAGAAACTTTGTCAAGTAAATTCTTTTCAAACCATGCAAGGTCATAAAATCTGTTTTTACTTATGTGATGAAATCCTACTCTATCTTCTTGTAGTGTATAATATGTATTTGGTTGTGCAATTAAATGTGATACAAAATTTGTAGTTAACAAATCTAAATTGTCAACATCAATTATTGTTAAGTCTACCATTTTGCATAGTCTTAAAAACCAAGCAGGTTCTTCTTCTGTTCCTACATAAAGGTATATATTCACAGGAATATCAATTCTTCTTAAAATGTCCTGCAAATCTGTACGAAGATTTTGACTTGGACAAATTAAAAGAATACTATAACAGTCGTTAGAAATAACATCAGGTGTGGTAATAATAGTTACGTCACTCATTGTCTTTTATACGCTGCCAAATTGAATTTGCACTTTGTTCCTCATTTTGAGTGTAAGATTGCTCCCAAGGAAGTTCATCAATCTTACCTTTTATATATTGGTCTTTCCAAAATTTAATTGTCTGATCTGGATGAAGTTTTTTCCATTCTTGTTTGCTATTTTGATAACCTAGATCAGTTTCTAGTAATGCTAGTCTTTCAGTTCTTTTTTTTTGAATTACTGCTTCTGTATCTTTTTTAGATTCAGTGCTTTCATTATTAGTTTCATCTTCTTTTGCTTCAGGCTCTAATTCTATTGGTGTCGTTTCTTCTTCGGCCACAACCACTCTTTCGGAAGAGTCTCTTCCCGAATCGGTGGCTCCAGTGGTATGTTCGCTAATAGTTGTTTCAACTTCTCCTCCGCTGTCAACTTTAAATCCCTTATTTGCTACCATGCGCTCTGCCCTAGCACGATCGTAGTCTTTCCAATATTGCTTATCGTTTGGTTTTTGTTTTCTGTGAAATTCAAAAGTGTATTGGCTTGCGATTAGCAATAAAACGGCAAGCGGATCAAATACAAAAATAATTGTGATGATAACCCAACGCACTGCCTCTTCTAATACATCTCTGTCTGCGTCTTCATAGATAAATTCTGCAATGTATTTGATAGGACCTACTTCTGCTTCTAGCTTTCTGTACTCTGCCTCTATGGCATATTTTTGTTCAGTCATTTCATCAATCAATGCATTTGCATCTCGAATACGCTGTGTCTGTTCGTCAATAATAGCATCTATGTCTGCACCACCATCGACTCTAATTCTATCTCTTAACCTCTGTATTAAATCGTTACTTGCAGCAATTTGTGCATCTGCACCTTCACGAAGTTGTTTAATTGTATCTCGTGCTGCATTAATACGAGGATCATCTGCTTGACGCAAGGCAGTGATTTGCTCTTGTGCTGTTTGCCTTGCGCTCCTATTAGCAGGAATATCTGTGTTTAAAACTGTATCAATCTTATTCTGTATATCTTGTTTAGCAGTTTTACTATCTTCAATTGCACTTGCTCTTATACTATCAATTGCATCTAATAAGTTTTGCTTACGTGTGTTAATACTATCTGTCTGTGTTCCACGCAAATCTTTAACTAGATCTGTCAAACGATTTCTTTCGTTATCTAGTGTTTGAGTTGCTTGTGCTCTTAAATCTGTTTCTTGTGACTGTAATTGTGCAATGCGATCTTGTTGTGCTTCTACCCATGCAGTTAATGCACGTCTAGTATTACCGCCGAACACTCCATCATCTGTTACACCAATGACTGCTTGTCCTTCACGAATTTTATCACGCTCTGTACTTTGTAATTTATTCGTTGTTACAACAATAGATTCTTCTATTGCTGCAATTCTAGTTTTTAAACTTTCAATTGCACTTGTGTCAATTTCTAAATTAGAAATACGTTGTTCATATTCATTTGCTTGTGTGTTGATTCGTTCCAAATCTTCATCTAATTGTGCTATTTGGTCAATATATGGCTGTACTTGTTCTTCAATACTAGCAACACTTGTACCTTCAATTTCACTTCTTAAATCTGAAACAACACTGTTAAGTCTTGTTAACTCAGTATCAAGACTTTTTATTTCATCTTCATAAACAGCAACTCTATCTTCTAATATAGTAAGTTGTGTCTGTATAATAGCATTCTGTTCATCTATGGCAGGTTGAATTCTTTGATAAGCACTGTCTATACGTTCTTGTTCTTTATCAATTTGAGATTGAATGTCTGCATTTTGATTGCCTGTGCTTTCCTCTGCTTTCTGTATCTTTTGTTCAGCACGAACAACTAGCGATTCTTGTCTTGCAATTTCAGTTTCTAGTCTTTCTACTTGTTCTACACTTTCAATACTTGCACTTGTTTGTTCGATATGTGCTTTTGACAAGAAGCCAAAAATACCCATACTAGTAATAAACATAAGAACAACAACTGCAAGAGCAAGATAGGTCCTGAGCCACCACTTTGCTTGTGACCAATACCTATGTAGCCAAACCGCTGTAACCAGTTTGCCAATTTCAAGTGCACCGCCCATTACCATAATAGGTATAGCGGCAGCCGCAAATATTGCGACTAACCCTGCGATGCTATAATAAATTGCTACTGCTGAAATTGCTAGTGCAGTAAAAAATACTAAAAAACCTAATGCCATCTATTCCCACCTATAAAAAATATGCACACCAATCCTTCCTACTAATTGTAAATCTTTTGCCCATCTAGGACTAACATACTTGGCATGATAGTGGGTAGCGCCTTCGGTAATACCTCTGTGCTTTCTATCCCAAATCATAAACCATGCAATTTGTTGTGCGTTTATCCAAGCATTTCGATCTTGGGGTTCGTCGCTTTTTCCATCACAATACCAACTGAATTGACATGCGTCACGAACCATAACCATTTGGTTTGGATCTTTCCATGAAGGCTTTTGTTTTCCTTGTTTAACGACTTCGCAAATTGTGTTTGGATAACGTGTATCTTCAACACGATTCATCACAACATCTGCAACTGCTACTTGGTCTGCGTAATTACTTCCCCTTGATTCATAATATATATTTAGTGCAAGACAATACTCTTGCGGATGTACTTCTTCGCTGTATAACTCTGTTTTTTCTGTTGTTGCGTGTACACTTGTTGTAAGCATAACCGCAATTAAGCCTAAGATTACTCGTTTCATTTTTGCCTCGTTATATATTTAAGTGGTTTTTTGCATGTTTTTTATGCGTAGATTAGTTTCTACGCATTTGTGCTATATCTTTAGCATCATCTTTCTTATCTGCAAACACAGGAACCATATTGCTCTTATGCATTGTTGCAACACCTAACAATGTACGCTCGCCTGAATATACATTGCGTTCTTTTTGTGGTGCATGTCCGTCAATACGATCACTAGTTGGAACTGTGTTAGCACTTGGATTACTATAGTCTGGCATTGCATAACGGTAGTCTGAACCTTTGCCAGTATAGCCCATAGACGCAAGCCATGTTTCATGCTCTGCTTGCGCACGTTGTAGTCTTTTGTTTTTAGATTTTTTCTGCTTACGATTGTACTTGGTGGTGGTCATATAAGGACCTACAAGATGCATCGACATAATAAACTCCTAGTTGTGTTACTACTTGTTTAATATAGCATCTTAAAATTATTTGTCAACCTCTTTAAATCTTACTAATACGCTATTTCTATCATAACCTCTTTGTGCAACACTATGATAGGATATATCACTATTTTCAAATACAGTACAACTATTATTAATTAAAGGTAATTCAAGGACTGGCTTGCGTTTTTTATCATGTAATATTGTGCCTCCATCAGGACGGTCTGCTACGCTAAAAAAATATTGAAATGTAAAACTTCTTCCTTCGATATGATCCCATAAATCTCTATGTACTCTTTGAAGTTTCATCCATGGTCTGTCCTTTTTAAATACAGGTCCTTGATTATCTTGTCTAATTAGTGTTTTTGATTTAAATTTTTCCTGTAGTATTGGTGCAATATCTATAGCAAAAAAATCAAACAACTCTCCTTCCAACAAACCTTGCCACATACTCTCATTGTTGTAATTACGCCTTGTCATTTTTTCTTTTTTATATTCTGACTTTATAAGTTTTTGGAATTCTAATGGAAACAGATCCTTAACTACAAAATGAAGGAAAGGATCTGTGTTAAACGGTTCCTGTAAAATTTTATCTCTTACATCAACTATCAAGAACTACAATACCCTCACGTAAAAGCTTTTCTCTGTTGGCCATGTGTTTCATTGCAATTTCTTCTTTGCTTCCGCCAAAGTATGCTACAGCATGTCCCTCTTCAATAAGTATGTCAGTGGCTCTTCTATCGTCGATAAGGAAGTCTCCCAAAATTCGTCCGAACTTACCTTTTTTATCTTCTCCGCTTTTATCAATCTCTGTTTTGAGAATTTGAATAGATCCGACTGGCAGTAGTTCTTTGAGTCTAGATTTGCTTGCGAGTCCAAATGCTTTCTCCACTTTATCTCTTGTTCTAGATTCTGGAGTATCGATACCCATCATTCGTACTCTTTCTTTGTGCATCCAAACACCAAAACCTAAATCTATATCAATGTCAACAGTATCTCCATCAACTACTCTTAAAATTTTACATTTATATTCATACATTATCTGTATTCCCCCATAATTCCATTATTACTTCTCCAAATGCTTGTCCAAATATCCACATCAACACAAGCAAGTGAGCAACTATTACTAACAACACTGGTATTACAACAAAACTCACCCAACGTGGTTTGTGTTCCAGCCAGTGTAATAACTGTTTGATCCTGTTCTTAACACCATCCATCAAATACTTTCCTACAACATAACGTATAATTCTCATTACAATTAGTATAGGTGAACTCAATACATCAAACAGTATCAAAAATAAATCAACACTGACATCCACTATGGAATCAATATTGAACTTCTTTTTGATTTTTTGCCACATCAGTCAGATGAGAACATGCTGATCAGTTCTGGACCAAAACTCCCTGCTGCCCAACCTAGTGCTACAATAGCAATCACACCCATAACTAGCCATTTCATTTTGAAATCGTCTACGTCCATGCGTAATGCTACAAGTTCATTTCCAAGGATTCGAACACTTACTTCGAGTTTTCCTTTATCGTCTTGTTCTGACATAATAATGACCCTCTCTTATTATATGTGTATTTATTGTTATAGTCACAAAAAAAGAGCCCGGTGGACTCTTTTTAAGCGAACGGCGTATAGCCTATCTCGTTTATTAGAAACTAAAACTTACACCAACTGTTGGAGTAAGATCTTCTGAATCTAGGTTGTAGTTTGCACCTGCTGTAACTTCAGCACCGCCGATTGCATAAACATACTCACCACCTACGTTTTGTAGCGTGTCATCTTGGTCGCCGTTTAGGTATGCTGTGATACCACCTGTTTCAACTGTACCTTCGAAGCCAATGTTTTCAGCGTCTAGATCATATGAAAAAGCACCGCCTACTAAAATTGAACCTAGTGTAAGACCACTAACACCTGCACCTAGTACAGTGTTTTCTGTGTCCATATTATAGTCACCTGCTGCTGTTACATCAAGACCTGCTACACCCAATGTGTATGCACCTTGAATGTTGCTGATGTCTGTTACATCTGTTGTCCAGTCTGTAAAGCCAATTGCAACTTCTGCTGCACCTGCTGTTACTTTGACTGATTCAGTCATTGCTGGTGCTGCTAGTGTGTGGTTGCCTTCTGCATCTGGCATAACACCATTGTCGTCACCAATTGCGATTCCAATAGCGTTTACAGTTGTACCAACTGTCCAACTATCAAGGACTACTGAATTTCCATCTGTTGCTGAAAAATCTAAATCGATATCTGCTGCACCTGCAACATCAATACCTAAGTCTAGACCCATTGCTCCACCCCAGTCGTCATTAGCGTCTTGGGTAAAATCTAGTTCTACTTCACCTGAAATAACTGGTGTTACTTCTTGTGCATAGGCTGATCCTGCAAATAAAAGTGCTACTATAATACTAAATACTTTGCGCATAATATTTTCCTTTATTTGTTATGTGTTAAAATAAGTGGGCAAGAAGAACCATTTCTTGCCCACGTTTTATTTATATAAACCTCATGCTGCAACTGCACAATTAGTAAACCAATATTTACATTTGTTGCAAATATACAACACTATCCGCCTACATAAATTTTCTTCTTAGGACGATACCAAACTTTTTGTTCGTGTAATCTCCCTAATAAATTTTGTATGTCTCGCATCTCTTGTTTAAGTTCTGCGTGGTCTTCACCTTGCATCAAACGCAACCCTCTGCGTCCTGCTTTTGCTGTAAGAGCTTTTTCAATTATGTCAATGTCTCTTACAGTTAGTTCAAACTTTAGATTTGGTTTCATTCAACATCTCCCTCGTTATTTTGTTTGCTGGCATACAAGCAACTTTAACTATTGTATCATTAAATCCCGCAACATTTATAACTTCTATAGCAAGTCTGTCGCTGTTAACAGGATCATTTATATAGGCTTTGCATTCGTTCTGTGTTTCAAACGGCAGAGTCTTTAGTGCAAAAGGTTCTGCTTCCAACATAACGAATACAATAAGCCACTTCATTGTTGTATCCATTTTACTTTTGCATAATGAGCATCTAAGTAATCTCTGTAGTCAATTGCATCAAGCACATTATCAAACACTTGTGACACTGTCTTGTCTTTAAAATATCCTACAATTTTAATCATTTTCTGTCCTTTAAGATTTTACTCATTACATCCGATGCTGTATGTGTGAAAAATCTAGGAGCAACACTGTGAATGATAAGTGCAGGCACTAACAGTTGTAATTTCACTGCGGTTTTTAGTGCTACTGCCATATGTTGTAGACCTGTTTCGCCTACTTCATCTAAGTGTGCTTTACATTGTTTACTAAACATTATGTTCTGTTTCCTCTTAGTGCATTGCGGAGGTAATTCTCTGTGCTAATGCTGTCATGGTAGTTCTGCCAACAACTTTTTAAGTTTCTTTTTTGACTTGCCTTTTACTTTCGCATCACGGATAGCATCTACACCTTCTTGTGTCAGATCGCCTACAACTACAATGGCAATCATACCCATTGACTTGTGTGGTGTGCATTGATACAAGTAGACACCCGGTGTGTCAAATGTGTATGCGTATTCTTTTGATAGTTTTGATTTCTTTGGTGCTTCCCAACCATCTGGGCCAGCAATAAATTCTACGTTGTGACCCTTTTGTGTTGGTAGCCAAGTAATGGTGTCACCAACATCAATAGTCGCAATGTCTTGTGAGTACACCATCTTAGCGCCATCGTCACGTTTGTTCAACATATCAATGGTAATGTCTTCTGCGTGGGCAGTACCCATGCCAATAGCAATCAAAATTGCCGCTAGTGTAAATCTCATTTTTTATCCTTTACATTAAGATTTGAAGGAGAATATTGTTCTCCGTTATAACCTGAACCAGTTGCATTAGGTCCAGTTTCCACGCCCGAGTTGCAAGCAAATACAACAACACATAAAAATAGAGCACTCCACAGTGTAGCACGTTTACTCCAAAGGATAAATCCATCCATTGCTTCTTCGGCTTGCTTTTGTGCTGCTGCTCTTACATCATCACTCATGCTCACCACCAATGCCTCTGCTGTTGATTACATTGTCTTTTACAAAACGGTTTACAGTTTGTGGACGCTTGTCTGCTTCGTTCATTGTCACTGCTGTGATAAAAACGCCTGCTATCAAACTTACGTGGAATATTGCACTAATGCCAAATGCCATATAACTGCCAATCATAATAGCAAATAATCCACTCCAAATAAATGCTAGGCATTGAAATATCATGTGTGCAACTCTTGGATCTAGTTTACGCAATGGTGAGTTTTCAATAGTCATAAAACTTGACCACATAAGTCCTAGTTCGCTGCGAAGTGAAGTAATAGTTGTTGCCCAACCAATGGGCTTTGGTTTCTGATTCATACTAATCTCCGTGTGTCTATGTAATAATATATAGCATGTTTACAGTGTAATGTCAACCTGACTAGGGTGTGTTAAATTGTAGCAGTTATTCTATATTACGAACTTGCTTTCCACTTTGACACATTTTAACACATAGAGGAGGAGGATTATCACTATTCCATGATTTTTTACAACAATGATTTTGGTAGTAATCATGATTTACAATATCATATAAATCATGGTAATTTAAGTTGTTCCAATTAGGATCTTGCTCGAAAGCCTTGTTCAATGCTTCGTCGGACATTAAAGTGTTATCTTTATCTTTAGGATGTTTATAACTTTCTACCAGGTAATGACAACAAGGCCATAGTTTTCCATCAATATTAATTTCCCAATCACGTTGTATATCATCTTCATATTCGTCATAGGTATGGCAATCTATATTATACATATCCATATTCCTCTAATAATGATGTTGCTTCGTCTATTATTAATTCATCACATAACCCTTCGGCAGGATTATCTGTCCTAGTAATTTTGAAAACTAGTTGCTTTTTTTCAAGCTTTAGGTCTTTAGCAATGTTGACTACTTCTGGTATTGCTTTGTAGTTCCAATTAAAAAGAATATAATGCCATTCTATCCTGCCGCCGTTTTCATGAAATGCAATCATGTTATCCCATGCTTGTTGGAACTTTACACCTTTTCTGTATTTCCAATTCATTTCATGATTTATTCCATCAATTCCAAATGCAATAGTTAGATTTCTATTCTTTTTTGCCTGTGCTGCATACCATTCCGGTCGGCGTATCCCTCCGTTTGTATTAATTAGAACACCATTTATTAAATTATAGTCAAAAGCAATATCTAAAATTTCGTCTATACGAGGATGCATCATAGGATCGCCTAACTCTCCGCATAGTTGTAAATGGCCAAACTGTTGCCATTTATTATAGCCACTGTCTAAAAATTTTTTAAAGTTAGATGGGTCCATGTGAAATTGATTTTTTGTAATCCAATCAGAAGGAGTACCGTCTTCTTCATTTCTTTGACAGCCTACACAGAAGGCTTGACAATAACTAGAAATAGTTATATCAAAAGCATTAATTTGTTTTTTTATCATTAAGCATACTATAAGTTATGGCACTTCTGTTGCTAGGCAGTACCCGCCCCCTTAATTATGCTGCTAGAGCGTAACCAGAAGGTGCAAAGTTATCGTTTGCAGTTGTGTTTTGTAAACTTGCCTACCTGTCGAAACCTGTTTCGCCCCCATCATAAAAACTCTGTGTCAAAGTGTTTATGGTGGAGGCGCCCGGTACCGCCCCGGGGTCCAAATACGCTTTGTAACGCCTACCTTTTATTTATACAGTCTATATTTGATAGTGTCAACCACTCTTTTACTTAAAACAATTTCGTAATGGTTTCTATCAATTGTTGTGTATTCTACATCGCCTCTGCAAGTCATTGAATGTCGTGTAACAATACCATCATTCTTTCCTGATAACCAAGGAACATCACCTGTTGTAGTAACAATTTGTAACCAAGGAACTTTTATTGAAAGTTTTCTACTGCCTTTTATAAATGCACTGTGTGGCGTGATATCTCTAAATAATTGATATCCTGGATTTAGTAAACCACCCCAAGTTGCTATCTCGCTGCCATTGAACGGTGTAGCAAGACTTACAACGCCTTTAATATCAAATTCATTTTGCAAGTAAGTTGCATATACTCCGCCTAAACTATGCGCAATGATACTAAAAGGCCCCTTGTTTTCCCTAATGATTTGTTTCATTTCTTGTAGATTTTCTTCAGCAGTTGTTTCTTTATCGTAATTCAGAAAAATAGGATCTTTTACTTTTATTTCTTTTTGAATAAAAGCAAAACTTCTTTCGCTTGCTGTAGCGCCATGTATGAAAATTGTATTCATATATTATTTATAGTGGTTTTTTGCAAACCATTATTATTAATGTACGTCTTTGCTCTATACAATCGATAGCATCAAAGTCGTGCCAAGTTTGCTCGCCTCTAAAGAATGCTGTACCACCATTTTTTATATAGGGATTTTGATGAGAAAACTCTGTTTTATTTTTATAGATTTTTGTACCTGTGCCTGTGTCTGCTAAACCTAAAACAAAAGTAAAAATCTTTTTAGGATTGTCTGTATGAACTTTATTGTATTGCCAGTCTATATCAATATTATCAAATTGTAATTCTAGGTAGTGTCTAGCAAAGTCATACTTTATTATATCAGACAAATCTGCCATAGGTTCTTCTAGCAAATCATGCCACTTGCCTTCTTTAAAAGGATGCATTGTACGTGCTTCATATCGAGGTAAGTTTTTACTATACTCATTAAATTCATCAAACACATCTTGAGGTAAAAAATTATGTATGAGATATTGTGTATAAGGGTCTTGTATTTTCTCTACGATCATACAAGCACACTTTCATCTTGCCAATTATCATTTACATAATTTACAATTATGCTGACTCTATCATCTTCCAGAGGATCTAATTTATGCGGTTCATTACCAGTGTTTACAAAAAACCAACCACTGCCTCTTGTAGCTCTTGTTTTTATATTGTTAAAAGTTGTACTGGTTTCTTGATAATTTAAATATAATTGCAATGTAAAAGTTTTAGCATCGTCGTCGCAGTGATCTTCTAACCAACTGCCTTTAAGATCTTTACAAAGTTCAATTCTCAATCTATCAGTTGTATAATCTTTACCTACAGTTTCGCCAAACATTTTTCTTGTTTCGTATGAATCAAAAAACTCTATTACATCCCAAAAACAAGGATGTTCATAATGATGCATCCAATGCCTTACATTTTTATCTGTGCGTTTACCATTCAACGATCCCCAGGAAAGCACTTCAGATTCGTTGATAATGCATCTTATAAGATCATCACTTATAAGGTTTTTAAACTGCCAAATTGTGTAACCTACATTAACTGTGTTTAATATCAATTACTACTCTCCATTCTGTTCTAAATTTTTGATATATCAATTGATTATCAACATACACTCTTCCTTTTACAACCTTAAATTCTTTTGGAGGATGGTAAAGTGTAGGATCGCCTAGTTCTTGAGGCCAATCTTCTATTACTTCTTGAATATAACAAAGTCTATCTTTTGTAACCTTTTGTATTCCTCGCGGACACTTTTCGGCAAGATTATCAAAACATACATAGTTTAAACCTTTGACACTAAATTCATGTTCCTTAGGGTTACAAAATTTAATGTGCGGAAAACGTTGTTGGATATCTCCTTTGTAGTCTGTAAAAATAGTGTACACAGGATAGGGATATACTCTTTGAAAATATAATCTACTATTACCAGGATGACACGCTACTTTCTTGCCAAAGTAGTGTATACACATCGGATGTGTAATCTTTCCGCCTTTGGCAATATCTTTTCCTATTACTGAAATTGTGTTTGACTTTTCTAGTAAGTCAGCATTGGCTCTAGGATGGTTAGACAGAAATTTAGGTCCACAACGTTTTGTCATATCACTTACTATTTCTTCTATGTCATCTGAAATGCCACTGTATGGTTTATTTCTAACAAGTCCTACATCTTCAAGCGTTGATTTTGCTACGTAGGTTTTAGTACCACAGAAATTATCAAAGTCTGTAAATAGTTCTACTAGTTGGTCATATGATTTTAATTTTACGTGTTCATTCAACATGACTCTGGACCGTTATATCTAACACTTGTTGTAAACTCATTCCTCGATATTGAGGATTTAATTTTACAACGGCCCCCGGTTCTTCATCTTCATCTCGTTTATGTAAACCAAAATAAATGGTTAAGTCATCTTCATCAATATCTTCTTGTCTTTTATCTGCTGCCCAAAGTGCTGACATTAGAAGTAAAGATACAGTTAAAGGTTTTTCATCAATTTTTCGTTTGGTAATATACTCAATGACATTACGTCTTACTTGAGTATAGTAATTGGCTCTTGCTGCCAAATCATTTAGGTATTTTACGTTTTCTCTATCCATTTTTTACCAGCGGAGAATCAGGATGGAACCAGTACAGAAGACTACCGCCAGCTTCTAATTGTTTCAATAGATCGTCAGTTCTGTAAAACGTAGGAGTGTGTCCGTGCATGTGTACTTCCCAATTATCACTACCGCCTTCGTTAAACACATAACCAGGCTTAGATCTTCTGAATCGGATAAATTTATAATCTAAAGTTTCCCCATCATATTCTGTAGGGTGTACATTATACTCTGCTAATAATAGCAATCTTAAATCTTCTACGGTATCCATTTATATCTCCTACATGTATTTATTACATTTCCATTTTCTTATCTTGGATTTGTTTACGTCTTTGAGGTATAAGAGCCTTTAATTCATTTAATGCTTGCCGTGCTCTGACAGCACTGACTTTAACGCCTTCGTGTTCAAATTTTTCTGATTCTCTAATATAGGTTGTGAATAGGGCTTTTAGTTCATCATGTAAGTCAGTCATTAATCACCACTTATTATTCTGCGTATACAGTTGAAGCCGAACTTGTGATTTTTCCGCCGCTGCAATTTACAGTTTCGTTAATTCTTGTTACTAGTGCGCCTTCAGCATAAACAGTGCCGTTTGCAGTTGAAACAGAACCTGTGTGAGGCAAACACACAATTGTTGTTCCACCCATGCCATCTGGTACCGGAGTTGGAACATCGTGCGAAACGGTTGGATCACCTTTTCTGGCTATAAGTAATCCCTCAGCGTAAACAGTACTTTGACTTACGTTGAGTGTAGTCGTAGTGTCGCAAGAATGACCTGTTGTACAAGTATCTGTTTTTCTTGCAACCAATGTCGTCATTATACCATTTGTACTCCGGTTGTACTTGTAATATACTGCTTGGCCATTTCTGTATCAGTTTTGGCAACAAACAGAATACTATGTTTATTTAACCTAATATCTGCACCTTGAGGTACAGTGAAAGCATATGGACCTAGTCCAATACCTTGTTGTGTTGCCATTAGAGCAAGAGGTTTTTGAATTGTAAGTGTTGTATCATTTTCTTCTACAAAACGTCCGACAATTTCATCACCGCTAGTAATTTTTACAGTAATAGTGTCGTGTTTTTTATATGGTGCTTCAATTAACATTATAATGTGTATCCTGTTCCGTTATAGCCTGTGTCTTCAATATATTTTACAAATTGCTCGTAGCCTCCTACTTTAAGGCCGTTTACAACAATCTGTGGAAATGTACGTGCTTCTGGAAACTCTGTTAGAACTTCTTCTCTATCAAAGTCTTTACCCAGTTCTCTGTATTCAAACATATAATTGTATTTTTCGCATATTGCCTTTGCTTTTAAGCATGATGGACATGCTGGTTTACCCCAAATGTATATCATAGCGAAAATCCTTTGAATGTATCTTCTGTTACATCTTGTTTTGTACCACCGTTGATGTAACTTGTGATTTCTGTTTCTTGTGGAGCAACTTGAACGTCTGCACCACTAATCCACTTCTGTGTCCAAGGTAGCGGGTTTGTTTTAATTGTGTAAGGTGACTTCAACGCAACGTTTGTCATTCTGCGTGTGCAAATAAATTCAATGTAGTCGCTTAGTAGTTGTGTGTTAAGTCCAATCATTGAACCATCTTTAAACAAATATTCTGCCCATGCTTTTTCTTGATCAACTGCGTCTACAAACATCTGAATGCATTCTTCTTCTGTTTCTTCTGCAATTTTAGCAAAGTCAGGATCATCTTTTTTAAGGATCTTTAACAACATTTGTGTGCTTGCTAGGTGCAGGTTCTCATCACGTGCGATTAGTTTAATGATCTTGGCATTGCCTTCCATCTTCTTAAGTTCAGCAAATGCCCAACTACATGCAAATGATACATAGAAACGCACACCTTCAAGGATGTTCACGCTCATCAATGTAAGCCACAAACTTTTCTTTAATTCGTAAAGATCTACCACAACCTTTTTACCATTTACTGTATGTGTGCCTTCACCCAACAAGTTGTAATACATACTTGTTTCAATCAGTTCATCATAATACTTTGAAATGTCGCCGGCGCAATCAACAATCTCTTCGATGTTCATTAATTCATCAAAAATCTTACTTGGATTGCTGTAAACATTACGGATGATATGTGTATATGAACGTGAGTGAATAGTTTCTGAAAAGGTCCATGTTTGGATCCAGTTTTCTAACTCCGGTAAGGATACAATCGGAGCAAATGCTTCTACTGGTGCTCTCCCTTGTACTGAGTCTAATAGAATTTGGCGTTTTAGATTTGAAGTAAAGATATGCTGTTCAAAGTCAGTCAAGCCTTTGAAGTCTTTTGCATCTTTATAGATATCAACTTCTTCCGGACGCCAAAAGAAACCCAACTGTTTATCTGTAAGATTATCAAATTGTTTATACTTCAACGTGTCGTACCGTTGAATAGTTGGGCCGCCTGTAGGATCTAAAAATGCTAGAACCTGTGTATGGTCGGCACGGTTAGTTGTGTCAAAAACGCTCATGTCTGTCTATCCTTTTTTATTATTATAACGATTTTAGGTTATTTGTCAACCTATACTTTAATTATCTCTAAAGGTTTGGATTGTTTCTCGAGAGAGTAAAATTTTTTCTTATGAACTGGGTGTTGCCTTGGATTTAATCTTTTATTGGGATGTCCTATCCCGATTGCCATCATAGGATTGAATTTTTTATTAGTATATCCATATAATAAATCTGCTAATCCTTGGTGATCTAAACAAATACAATTACCTGTTCTTAGACCAATTCTATTTGCTTCAAAGTTTATAATACCTGTAATTGTTCCTATAGCGATGTTTTTGAATTGTTCATATTCTTCATCATCATTCCAATACTTGCGCTTATCTGTAGCAGTATTTTGGCATAGGATTGCAACACATGGAGCATCTAACTGCGGATTACCTAAAAATACTGCTTTAGGATCAGTTTGTTCTTTAAAAAACTCGTTGTACTCTCTTACATGTGTTTGTTCATCAGGGTGACCTGATAGGCTATAAATATTTTTTATTAAATCTTTATTTTTAGTAAAGATCACTTTTACAAAATTATAGCCATCTTTCATGTTTGCCCATTTTATACACTCTGCAAGATAATCTATAAAATGATCTGAAACTTCAGCATCATCGAAATTACGATGACAGATTTTCATATGCTTAATGTTTTCTAAATCACGCATGTCTCACAGTACTCGTCATCTTCAACTAAGGTATAACCGTTTGCATCTGGTTCTTCTTGTTCTACAACAAGTTTGGAAATATCTAACTCTCCCTGCCCATCATTTGTATTGAAATAGTAAAGTTGTTTGCCGCCATACTTGTAAAACATAAGCATATGTTGTAGCATTGTTGACATAGGAATCTTTTCATCTTCGTAGAACACAGGGTTATAACTTGTGTTAACTGAAATACCTTGATCAATATACTTTTGTAGCACTGCCATAATTTTTAAATAGCCTTCTGGTGACTGTTGATCCCATAGTAAATCATACTTGTTCTTGAGACGCTTGAACTCTGGTACAACCTGTTTCAACACACCATGCTTTGATTGTTTTACACTAATATAGGCACGTGGTGGTTCAATGCCGTTTGTAGCATTTGCAATCTGCGCACTTGTTTCCGAAGGCATTAGAGCCATTAGTGTTGAGTTTCGAATGCCAGTATCTTTTAGTTGCTTACGCAATCCTTTCCAATCCATACGCTCTTTGTGTTTCACTAGATCGTCTACATCTTTTTTGTATGTTTGGTTAGGTGTAATACCCTGTCCGTATTTTGTTTCTGGTGTGCCAGGACATGCACCCTGTTCTGCTGCAATATCAGCACTGGCTTTGATTAGATAGTAACTCCATGCTTCTGCATATTCATCTACTAGTGCAAGTCCGTCGCTGTCAATGTCTTGGTAGTTGAGCCCATTTTTTGCAAGCCAGTAAGCAAAGTTAATAATACCAACACCTAGCGGACGGCGTTTTTCTGTTGAAAGTTGTGCAGCAATAATTGGATAGTTTTGATAGCTTAATAGTGCATCTAAACCACGCACTGCCAACGTACAAGCCTTTTCAAAGTCTGCTGGTGTGCGCACGTTGCCCCAATTGATTGCACTCAATGTGCATAGGCTGATTTCACCTTCTGGATCGTTTAAATCCTTTAGCGGCTTAGTTGGCAAGTCAATTTCTGCACACAGGTTACTCTGTCTAATAGGTGCAACGTCTGGCAAGAATGAGCCGTGGTCATTTGCATTGTCTACGTTTTGTAGGTAGATACGTCCAGTGCTTTTGCGCTCCTCCATAAACAATGCAAAAAGTGTAGAAGCAGGAATAGTTTTCTTACGTAGTCTTGTATTTCTTTCTGCTGTTTCATATAGTTCACGGAACTTGTCTTGGTCCGCAAAGAACGCATCGTATAAGCCTGGTACATCACTAGGCGAGAATAGTGTAATGTCACCGCCACTGACAAGTCTTTCATACATTAGTTTGTTAAACTGCACACCATAGTCCATATGACGCACACGATTTTCTTCTGTGCCTTTGTTGTTTTTTAGTACAAGTAACTCTTCTACTTCTAAATGCCAAATTGGATAATAGATTGTTGCTGCTCCGCCACGCACGCCACCTTGTGAGCATGACTTTGTTGCTGCTTGGAACATTTTGTAGAATGGAATAATACCTGTGTGATATGCATCACCTTTACGTATTGGGCTGCCAATAGCACGGATACTACCGCCTCCGATGCCAATGCCTGCTTTTTGACTTACATACTTAACAATACTACTACTGGTAGCATTAATGCTATCGAGACTGTCATCAGTTTCAATGAGTACACAACTTGAGAACTGTCTTTGGGGAGTGCGGACACCAGCCATAACAGGAGTAGGCAAACTGATATCGTGTAAACTAATAGCATCATAATAATCCTTTACCCATTTTAATCTTGTTTCTTTTGGATAGTTAGCGAACAAACTTGCTGCAATAAGAACATAACACATTTGTGGTGTTTCAAAAATTTCACCAGTCACTCTGTTTTGGCAAAGATATTTGCCACGTAACTGTTCCATAGCAACATATGTTAAGTTTTCATCACGCTCGTGTTTTACAAAGTTTTCAATCTTTTTCCATTCTTCATCGTCATACGTTCCAAGCAATTCAGGATCATAAAATCCTGCTTCTGTATTACGCTCTACTAATTCAACCACTGTGCATGGCTCATAGCCTCCGTATACTTCTTTGCGAAGATGATAGTTAATCAATCTACCACCAACATATTGGTAGTTCGGTGTTTCTTCTGAAATAAGATCTGCTGCTGCTTTGATAAGTGTTTCTTGAATCTCACTTGTCTTCATACCATTAAAAAATTGGATTTGACTTTTGATTTCTACCTCGCTCGGACTAACACCTGTTGTATCTTTACATGCATTAAAAACAACCTTATGTAGTTTTTCAATGTCTAGTGGTTCTTTTCGTCCGTCTCGCTTGGTAACTTGAATCATTATCTTTTCCTTTTTAATAAAATGAGGCACCTACAATAATAGTAGATGCCGATTAACGTAATTGTAATAATTGGTATTTATTATCTATGACAAGGTGCTCAGGTAAACTAGATGCTTTTACTGCTTTGCTTCTATCAAAGCCAATTACAGCATTATCTACAAGAAGCAAGTGCATTAGTTCTGATTTCTCCCTATCAATGCATGTATGTATCTCGAATTGCTTCTGGGAAAAACGTTCGGTTAACTGAAGCGTATACGCTTTTCCTAGGATTGTTGCAAACTCGCAATACGAATTTTCATAAATTAGTGTCCAGGGATCTGGCCACGTAAAACGATCATATGGATCAATATGTATACTGACTATAGGTGCAGTATTATATAAATTTATTACATCTTGGATTGGATCCTTAGCAGTTTCTAAGCCATTTCGAAATGACTTCCAAGCACTGAGCCTATCCTCATATTTTAAATTAAACATTAAGACCTATAGTTTACTGTATATACAAAATTATCGTTCGCTACTGGGATTGTGTTTTTTAAAGTAATATGGATAGTGTCATCTGTGCCATCGCTGTTGTTATCAACAACAGATGCTGCCCATGTAAATGCTGTGTTATATAAAGCCGGTCCTGTATGTGTATACACATCGCTTAACTGTGGTGCTGCTAAACTTGAGTTGTTAACAATCGAAAGGGTGCCTTCTCTTTGGATACCTTGTCCGGTTTCTGTATAAAGGTATTCAACTTCAATAACACCATTTTCAATTAAAGGAACTTTAAGCATTTCTTTAGGAACGCTTTGTTCACCAATTTCAAATTGGTTGGTAAATTTTCCTACTACTTTAGTTTGACCATCTACTTCAGGATAGTATACAGAGTCAATAAAGAAGAAGCCTCCATCTGGATTGTTAGGAAGTAACTTACCTGTTCTGTCAAAGAAGTCTGTTTCACTAACGTTTGTGTTACTTGAAAGTGCAATCACTGGACTTACTGTGCCGTCTGTTGTATCACCAAGATTTGTACCTACTTCGAAAAACTTATTATCTCTAGATACGTTGTATTCTCCGTGTACAATTTTTATACCTTCACGCTTTATCTGATCAAATTTACAATTTGAGATAGTGCTGAATCGTGGACCATAGTTACTACCAGGAGTACCTAAACTCATAGCCTCACCAAATGCCATCGCAACATCTCCATATACAAATTCACAATCTTTCCATGTATTATCTCTAATATCATGATCACTATACACGTGATATTCGAAACTGTCAATCATTATATTGTCAAACATATTGCCGATACAAGTTACAGTATCGCTATCAGCATTCATTTCGATTGCCTTTTGATTTCCTACTGCTGATACTGTCCACTTGCCTGTCATCTTAAGATTTTTAAATTCTCCAAATGCACAGTTATTCAAGAATAGGATTCTTCCTGTTTCGCCTTGGTGCTCTAGATGCATATCACTTATACCAATAAATCTACACTGTTGTGGATTTATAGCATTGTAAGGCTCTGGACTATCTACAGGAATGACACCATTGCCTGTATAATTACTGCTGACTGTCGTAAACATTGGAGTGTTTGCTTTAGTCATTGTAATCTTTGTATTTTCTACGCCTGCGCCTATTAACTGTACAAACGGTGGAATAGGAATTGTAGATTCAATAGCATAATTTCCTGCAGGAAAATACAATTTATATCTTAACGCACGGTCTGTAAGTCCGTTTAAAAACAAAGCATCAATAGCTTGAATTAATTTTGTTGTAACATTTGTTCCATCGCCTATAACACCAAAGTCTGCTACAGAAACAAAGTCATCTAATTTATCTTGTAAACTTCTTTCGTAAGGAGCACTTGTTCCCCAAATAGAACTTGTCTTTTTAAAACTATATGAGTCAGTAAAGTCAAATATATCGTCATTGGCGGTTAGTATTTGTGTATTACCTACTGCCGGTGCACCTTCTGATACTGCTCCGTTACCAATGTATAATTTTTGTGTATCGATTGCCCAACCAATTTCACCTGATGCGAGTTGTGGGATACCTGTTGTACCTTCACGCCCTCTACGGTTTTGAATTCTTGAAATTTGAATAACAGCCACTCGTCTTACTCCTTGCTAAATGTATTTAGCCTCATACCTTGACGAAGTAAGTCATAGGATACCAATCATTCTCAGTGGTAATAGGTGTTGTAACAGCAACAAAACACTTGCCAGTGTCGCCGTCATTACGCACTTCTAAAATTGTTCCTCTATAAGTTGAGTACGGTCCTTCAACAAATTCTACGGTATCGCCTACCCTATATTCTTCCATGATTTTCTCCTTGTATCGTATTTATGCGTGTTTTTCGTAATATGCATAAACTCTGTTCCACCATTCTTGTTCCCATTCTGCAAACTCATCTGGCCATAAATCAAACTGTTGATACTCTCCTGCACGACTGCACATAAAGATATGTCCTTCACGTATGTCTGTGCCATGCACTTCGTTATGTGCAATAGCGTAGGCAGTAAGTTGTAGGAAATAATCTTCAACCCATTCTAGTTTCTTAGGTTTATTAGTTTGCTTGAAGTCCATTATACATGGATTGCCTTTGTATACACCTACAAGGTCAGTTGTACCTGCATACATTTGTGGCACATAAAGCGGAACTTCGCTACCCCATATTTCATCTACATCATCCATTGCATGTACTTTAATTGTAGTTGCCATCATGTGTGCTTGTTGTGCATATGGATTGCTGCCTGCACTAGGCCATTCGCCTGTGTCAATATAATCTTCAAGATACTTGTGCATACGGGTACCAACACCTGCTGCTTCTGTAACTATCTCTTGTGCTTTCTTTTCACCTACACGCCTCTTCCAAGCAATAAGATGTGTTTTATCTTTGGTTTCGCCTAGAATAGTTGTGACACTTGCTACCGGTGGTCCGCCTGGGGTTTCGTACCTGCGCTTGCCATTTACTTCTACTCGTTTTAGTTTATTGTATTTGTATTTTTCTAATATTAAGGACATAACATTTTTATAACATATAATAGTAGATTAGTCAATATTATTCTGTTGCATGATATAAAGTAACAATTTCTTTGATAGGACGATCCTTGAATAACGATTGATGTCTTTTTGCTAAACTAACAAAAAGATTGTAATTATGATTTACTATATCAGTAAAATCTTGTGTGGCAAATAATTCTTTTGCAAATTTGATTCTTTCAATAATTTTATCCATATTACTTGCAAATGTTATATAAGGATATGGCAAGTATTTTTCAAATGTTTTAAATCCTAAACTTTCTAACAACTCATTTGAGCCGTTGCCGGCAATTAAAACAAACGGACTACGATTAGCAATTGGCCACCATGTTTTTTCTGTTATGATAGGAACAGAATGACACCACGTTTCTGCAACTATTTCAAAATCAGTTTGTTTATATAATTTTTTATTTCTCCTACCCATAGAACTAAAACTACCGTTTTTGTCAAACGCTTTCTTCATATCTCTTATAGGAGCAGTTTTATCTGCAAATCTAAAAAATTTTTTATCAACTTTAAATTCTGGAGGAGCATCTAAATGTTCGCCATTGAAACTCCAAAGATTACCTTGAAGTAAACAATTTTCATGTAATTGGCGTGCAACAGGATATCTATTGTCTTTCCAAACTTTACCCATTAAAAATAAAAACTTTTTATGTCCATAAGAGTATGGTGCTGGCTTACCATTATAATCATAAACATACATCAAACAAGCAGGAATTATTCTTACTTCATCCCATAGTGAAAAATCAGTAGACTTTTTTCCACAAGGATGCAAAGGATGATACCAAGAATTAACAATCAAAATATTTTTATATTTTGGGTATTTTTCTTTTGCTAAGGATGCAAATTTATTGAAGTCTATGTCATAAACTTCTCTAGTTGCATTCCAATAGATTTTATCATCTTGGACTTCTAATTCAAAATTACCATCTGAATATTGTAGTATTTCTAAATCTACTACACTACTTTTGAACTGGAGCATTAATCAAAGTCGCCTACCTTTGTTGCCCTCTTTGCCATTTTAGAAACAGTGTCTTTTTCTTTACGCTTCTTTTGCGGTAAATCATCTGTTTCACTTGTTTTGAATTCAATAATGTCCCTACTAGGATCTACATTTTTTATAGCATCATCAATTCTAGGATCTTCTTTCATTGCCCTCATAAGAACATCACCGTTGAATTGAGTCTCGCCTGCATTGCGCATCAAACGATCCATTTGTGAAATACTAATTTGTGACACATCTTTATCTCGTAAGATATTAATCACACGATACATGTTACCAGTGTCAATATTTTCACTTACTTTTTTTTTGAAAGTGTTTGAGCAATTTTACGTGGATTAACAGATTCTTTTTTTACTTTTTTAGTAATGCGTTCAATGCTTTCACGCTTTTCACGACCTGCGTCTTCTTCACCGCCTGCTGCTGCTGCGTCTGCTCCGAACTGATCGTCTGAACCTTCTGCATCACCATCTAAGTCTGGCATGTCGTCCATGTCTGCTGTTGGTTCCATTTCTGGTTCCATGTCCATGTCGTCATCGCCCATCATGTCAGTTGGTTCTGCTTCACCTGTAAGTTGACCAACACCACCTGTCAATGCAGCACGAGTTGACTCTAATGCACCATACAATTCATCCAGTGCTGGCTTAACTGTTTGTGTAAAGGTTTCTGCTGCTTCTGTACCCATTTCATCACGAATTGCATCTGCAAGTTCTAGCATTGATTCTGACTGCATCTCTGCTGTGTCTTCCATCCAACCTGTAACTCTATCAACCATGTCTTTGGCTGCCATTACTAGTTCTGCTTCGTCTTCTGCACCTTCAGTAACTGCTACTGCTTCTTCCATTTCTTCAATGTCACCACGCTCTGATAATTCTGCATTTAGAACATCAAGCATCATTCTTGATTTTTGGTATTCATCACTTTCGATAACTTTACTAAAACTTTCACTCATTTCAACTTGTGATAGTTTTGTACGGATTCTGTTACGAACATCCTGTAGTTGTTCTAAAGTAAATTGCTCTAGATTAATTTTTTTACCAAATCTCTTTCCTAGAGACTCGTTTAAACTTTTTGCTGTGATAGGTGTAGCGAACTCTTTTATCTGCATTATTCTCTTCCTAATGGGTTTGTTATAGTTATTTATCTAATTTGTGATAATATTACTTGATCTAGAAGTCTTGTTGCTTGGTCAATTCTATCCTGTGCATCGTCTCTTCTGATTTCTAAATTATTACGTTTGTCATCATTTTCGGTAGATGCAATAACCGCATCATAAAAACAGCAATCGTTGGTAAACTTTTCTATAATACTATCTTGTTGTTTAATAGTATATGTTTGCGATTTGTTTAAATGTGCATAAGATAATGCAATACCTGCAATTTTAGAAAATACAACATCTACAGTTGTGTTTTTACGTGTATCAATTATCACATGTCCATGACGCCTACTAGGACGCATCATATAGTGACCTACACGAATTTTGTCGCCTTTTTTATAAGGTGCGACTACTTCCTTTGTCTTTTTATCAACAATTTCTTGAAGTTCAGTGAGTGCTTGGGCCAGAGTTTTCATTTGGTTTTACCACCATCATACCTTTATAATTAACTCTTGTTAAGAGACTTTTCTTAACTAGATTTTCAGCAACGAATCTTTCTCGTTCTGTTAAGTTATCAATATAACAAGGACTATTGATTTTGTCAAGAAGATTTTGTTCTTCATTTGTGACAAAAATATCAAAGTCTGTTATAAGGTCGTTCATCTTCATACTGAAATTGATCTCTTAACATCTGCTTTTTTATATGTTACACTATTAGGTTGTGATGGTGACTTTGTACCCTCTGGATTTTCTAATTCTACTTCGTCACCTTTGACTGCTTTTACTTTAAACTCTGTAGGGCCACCTGCTTGCCCTGTTGGTAATTTCACTGATTTACCTGGTTGTAGTAATTTATCCTTTGCAGCATCTATTGCTGATGCTGCTGCTGTTCCAGTTGCTCCAACTGCTTTTCCGACGCCCTGTGCTGCTGCGCCTACACCTTTTGCTAGGCCGCCTACTGCTTTTCCAATACCGCCCACTGCGCTTGCTGCGCCTCCTACTGCTTTTGCTGCACCTACTGCTAGTGGAACTGCCAATAGAGGCAGAATTTCGTCTAATTGTTCTTCTTCTTTTATAAACTCTTCTGCTCTCATCTTCTTCTCTTTGTTTTAAGTCCTTTTCTATACTTTGGACGTAACTTATTTAACCTCGTTATCTTATTTGCAGTAGGACGTCTGACTGTGTGATAACGTCTAATACTTTGACTACGTGCCCGTGTGCGTCTAGTCTTCTTTGCAGTAATGCTCTTTTTACCACTTATTGGTGTTGAACAAGTGCTAGCTTTAGCAACTACTCGACCACGCTTGGGGCCACTTGTACATCTATAACGCCTTACCATTGTGCCTTTAGGACCACGTCCCCAAGTAGCACGAAAGTTTTCACCTATGTCTATGACTTCTGCTACTATCATCTTCTTTTATTCAACTGTTTTAATCTTCTACTTGCAGGGTTGACACGCTTGGTTCTTTTTGCTTTACGTGTCATTTTTGCACCAATTGCCTTTTTTAGTCTTTTGAATCTTGCACTTTGTTTAAAGTTGAGTGGTGCAAAACATTGACTCATTTTGCTAACAATCCTGCCGTGTCTTCTGCCCCCAGAGCATCTATACTTGCGGACAACTCTTTTACCAGTACGTCCCCATACCTGCTTTTCATCAAGCGATTCTTCTTTTGCTTTTTCTAGTTCTTCTTGTCCCTTATCAGATTTAATCCAATCATAAATCCATCTGCTCATTTTGTACATTGTGTAGATAGCCAAAAGTCCTAAACCTAAACCTACAAGTATTTTAAATGCTCTTAATCCGACAAGGGCTATTAACCATTCAATAACATCTTCAATAATATCTCCTGCTCTGCGTAAGGTTCTACCTAAACCTTTAGGACTTTTTGGTTCTTTAGGTGATCTACTATCTAGATAGGCTTGAATTTCTTCTGCTGGAATATCATATTGTTGTCTAGGTAAAGTCATTCCTGTAGGAATATCAATATTTTGTTCTATATCTTTTTGAAAATCTAAATCAATATCAGGAAATTTTATTTCTGCCTGCTCAAGTGCTTTGCTAGTAATATATGCTGCAAGAGCAGTGCCGCCTGCTATTAAAAGTTGATTTAGAATAGGAGCCAACGGAATAGCAATTGCTACTTCATCTATTTTTTGTTTTTCTGATATGAGGTCTCTTACTAACATGTAGTATTTATGCTATAATTGCATTATAATTACGACAATTGTGGATAGTAATCCTGCTACAATAGTTCCTGCTGCACCGATAATAACTTTGGTTAAACTATTTTGTCCTGCTTGCATTTGATCTGAAATGTCATCTAGTTTGTTTTCAACAGTAGTTAATCTTTTATCCATTTGCTCGTAGCGGAGGGCGCACAGATCAACATGTGCTTCTAATGATTCTTTTTCTAATGATGTTGATGCGAGAGTTGACATCCTTTTTTATTCCTTATAAGTAAACTCGAAGTTGGCCTTAATTGTGTAGATGCCTAAGTGTTTCACACTAATATTATTTATCTCTTACAACAAAAGTATTTCTATCTGCACTTCCATTAGTCAAAAATGCAGAAACCGTGAAATTATTAGTTTCTTCTAAATCAGTTATTATTGGAACTAAATCAAAATCGTTGATTAAATCATCTAATGGAAATTCATTTTCATATTCAAATTCCACTTGCCATACCCTATGCATACCTTTTACATTTTTTCCAAAGTCTAGGTTGTCTGTTTCTATTTCTGATACAGTAGGTTCATCGTTTACGATGGCATTTGCTCTTAAACTTGCTGTTTGAATTACTGTAAGATAATTTTGCTGTTGCTTATATTCGTAAGGATCATCGCCCTTACGTGCATCTGTTCTAGTTATATCAACAAGGGTATATAAACTACATCTCATGTTAATACTTATTCCATAAAAAAAGGGTCCACAAAATTGTGAACCCTCTGGTTAGCCCTATTGTGCTTATTAAGCGATAGAAGCACCTGATGCTGTGATTGCTGCGATTGTTGATGTTCCGCCTGTTGCGTCATCAATTGCTGCTTCTGCTGCACCCCATGAACCGTCAGCAGCACCTGCTGTTGAACCGTCGTTTGCTGAGTTGTCGTTGCATACAAACACAACGTTGCTTGATGCTGGTGTACCTACACCATATAGTTCTGCAAAACCTTCTAGTGCTGCAATTGCTTTATGAAATGTGCTGTTTGCTGCTGTGTATGAAGTTTCGATACCTGTTAGTGTGATTTTGTAAAAACCTAGTGCTGGTGTGCCGTGGTCGAAACCAACTTCTGTTGTTCTTGCGTTAGCGCCAACTGTTGTTGAGCCAACTGATACTGAATATACGTCTGCCATTTTAATCTCCTTAAAATTTACTCTATGGCTGTCCCACGCTCAGTGGAACTCTTATATTGTATTTACCATTTAGGAAAAATTATAGGGGTTTATGGCTGAAAAACGAAGTTTAATCAGGTCTCCAACGGTGTCTAGGTACTAATTTAACTTTACCAGTAACGTATCCTTCGCCGCCCTTTTCAGCACCAGTCATTTGTTTAATATCAGCAGGCGCATCATCTAATTGATCAATAATATGATTCTTTACTGCTGCAACTTTATTCAATAACGCAAAGATTGCAGGTAAACTTTTAGGACTTTGCTTGTGTTTTTCATATATCTTTACTTGTTTTGGTTGACTAACTTTACTTGTTTTCAACCAATTAAAAAATCCATCTACATTAATTTGATCTAGTTTTTGTGCTTTTACAGTTTGGTTACTAAATGTATAGATAATATTTTTAAGATCTGATAAACCTTGTTGTGGCTCTAGAAAACTATCAATAAATTTTGCATTGGCTTTTGCCATTTGTCTAATTTCATTTGTTTCTTTTGTATCTACTTTAGGTGTATGTGGCACATATGTTTGTGCAAATGCAACAAGATCATTTGTTTGTATGCCTTTGACATCATCTAAAGGTTGTCCTACTTTTGCACCAAAACTATCATATTTGCCATGTAATGCAACGCCTACTTTACTATTTGCAATACGTTTACCAATTTCACTGTTAGGATCTACACTGTAAGTAACCTTGTTAGGAGTAAATTCAATTCCTGCTCTGCCCTTTGTTGCCGGCTTTCTTGGTGTGTAGAGCAAGTCTCCGTAAACATATCCTTCAAAGTCCTTCGGAAATCCCGCTTCAATAATTTTAAATAGATCTGACATCTCCGCAGCAAAATCTTTCCTCCATGGTTCTTGTTCGGCACCTTTGCCTGTGTTCATAATAAACTGTGCTAAATCATTAGCATCAGTACTCATGTTTTTGCCCCAACCGTTTTTACCAGTAAGTACGAAAGTACCGTCAGGCTCGCGGCCAAAATATACAGTTGGATTGCCGTCCCATTTAATAGCAACTTTGCCTTGTCCTTGACCTAGTTGATCTAATGTGTCAGCAGCTTTCATTGCACCTGCTGCACCATCAAAAAACACAAGATCTTCGAGGTGATTATATTCCCTACCTTGCTGTGCTTCTACTAAACGAAACTCTTTATATCTCACTGAATAAGTTCCTTAATTCTTTTTAGGTGTTTATCTGATAAACTTTCATTAGGTAGGCCTTTGCCTTCTTTTTCCATTGTATCTAGCCAAGGACCGACTAGTGTGTCAAAATTTGGATCTTTCCTTATGAATGCAATTATACTTTCAACAGTGTGAGTATCTTTTTCTGTTGCACCTTTTCCAAGAAGCAATTCTGCAATGTCGTTCCAATTGTTGCCAATAACTTTATCACCTTGGGCTGGATCAACTACGCCAAACTTTGGACTAAATTTATATCCTCTGCCTCGTGCGATACTAGACAAAAGTATTGCTCTATCTTTACCACTGTAGGCTGCTGTGCCTCCACGCTTTGATCCACGCTGGAAATCTGGATCTTGTGTAAACATAAAGTCTGTTTGAACATATCCTTCGCCACCCTGAATAGGCATACGAAAGTGTACTTGGTCTCCAGCATTATGTATCCAGCCGCTTGTAAACTTACGACCTTGATTCATTATTTCATTGTCTGGAATACCTTGCTTCTTGCACCATGCAGTAAGTTTTGCAATTAACTCGTCTTTGCTTATCTTGTTTAGGTCAGTGTTTAGATCTAAGTCTCCTGATGAGTTCTTTTCAAAAGAGCCATCTGGATCTGTTTTCTTACCTGTTGTGCCTAACAAGTCGTCGTCGACAAACTCTAAACCTGTAATCTTTTCGATAGCATCAACAGTGGGTCTTACTGCTGATGTAGGAATACGCTGTGTGAGCGGACCTTCTTCTGTTTTAAAAACATTTCCGCCTTCTTTAAGAATCATTTTTTTGTGACTCCTTGATTTTTTCTACTCCTGTGGAAAATTTTCTAGGATTAGAATTTCGTATACTATTAAGGAATCTGCGCTCCAAGTCAAGTGCTTGATCTTGTGGATAGGTGTCGTAAATTTTTCCTAAAAGATTGATTGCACTTTCAATGATGCTAGTACCCGTAGTTTGAATAAACTCGTTACTATTATCTTTGCGATGTATATTATTAAGTTCTTCAAGTATGCTTCTTGTTCTTTTTCTCATTGGTTCAATTCCCTGATATTATATTTAGCATATTGAAAGAAAGAGGGGCTTACCGTTGGCCCCTGCGTGTTTATTACGTAACAACCCGGACTGTATCAGTCATTCCTAAATGTGTTATTGTAATCTACTGCTTCTTGCAGTATCGATAAATCTACTCCTGCAGATTTTGCAGTAGTAAGTATAGCCGCTGTATCTTTTGGAAAACAATGTCCTCCGAACCCCCTATCCTGTGTAATATTTGTATGACTTTCGCCAATGCGCTCGTCATGTGTAATCTCTTTCCTAACAGGTTCATAATCAATATCAAGCTTTTGACACATGTCAAATATTTGATTGAAAAATGCAACTTTTGCAGCAAGAAAACTATTACGGAAATATTTAACTAGTATAAGTTGTTCTACATCTAACACTCTAATGTTAATATTACCTAATGCATCTAGGAAAAGAGTTTGCCAATCATAATAACCATTGCCTCCTATAAGAATAGTATCACATTTTTTAAAATCTTCTAGTGCCGATGCTGCTCTCAAAAACTCAGGTGAAAAACTAATTTGTTTATCAGGATACAGTTCTTGTATTGTATTCCATCCTTCTAAACTAATTGTGCTTTTAATAAGAATAGGTACGTCTGGAGCATTGCGTAACACATCTAAAACATTGCTTATATCACAACTGCCGTCGTCTGCTTCTGGAGTCGACACACAAATTATCAACATATCAGCATGTCGCAAGTCACCATAGTGTTGTTTAGCAGGGTCACTTATAATAATAGTATGCGATTCCCTAAAAACACTTTCGTGTGCTTGTCCTACAAAGCCGTAACCTGCAATTCCTATCTTCATTCGTTTTCTTTTCTAGCAAATAATATGTCACAATAACCACACACTACATAGCCATCGTGCGGCACTTTGTAATATGTAAGCGGATGATCGTTATTTTCACCAGAACACTTTGCAGTGTCACCATCTACATATACAATACGTTGTTCGTAACCTTCTACTCTATTCATCGTTTACCTAATGCTTTGAGCATCATCTCCTGGTCGTGTTTCTTAAGATATTCTTCTTCTGTACTACCATAGTCGCCGCATTTGTCTAGTTCTTTTTGTATAAAAAATAAAACTTCATATAAATCTCTTTTACATCCCCAAGTTACATATCCGTCCATTCTAGGATCAGTTGCAGCCCAAGTAATCTTGCCTATGGTTCTACAGATATCTCTTATATTCCAATCTTGTATCATAAGCCATTATAACAGGCCCCGAAGGGCCTGTCAAGTGTTTTTTTACAGTCCGCTTGGTAGAATAATGTAATGTATAGCAAGGACTAGTGCAACTGAAGCACCTAAGCCTACCATCATCTTACCAAAGTCTTTTGCTACTAGTGGAAACACACTCTTTGTTTTCTTCTTACCAAAGTATGTTGCCATAGCCAACTCACGTCCTGCTAACAAGCCTACGAACACCCATGTTGTACTCATTGGAATGTCATTTAGTTCCTTAAAGAAGTACAAGCACAACCAATAGAACAAGTCAATCAGTGTTGCTGATCTAACATATCTTGTATTGTGTTTTTCTAATACAATCTTTTGGATACGTCCGCCACGCTCTCTAAACATAAAGAACAATCCAGCGACAAACACAATGCTGATAAACACCATTAGGTCCACAGGCACTTGTCTTGGTAAGAACACTGCGATGTTTGCTACATCATGTGATAACCAAGTAAACCATAAACCACCTGTGGCCACCCATTGTGCTATGCGCCAAAACTTTTTGTTGCCTTCGCTTACTGGTTGTGTTTCATCATACCATTTGCCAAAGTATTTGTGTATTGCAAACCATACCGCATATGCAAATGCGGCTGCTACACCATAACCCATAATAGATTTCATAAGCATCTTCTCTAGTACAAAGGTACTAGCAAACACTGACAACACCAGGAAACTTGTGCTAACTGGCACACCCATTCGTGTTAGCAACACCAGTATAGCAGGTGCGGCTGCGTGATACCATTGTACTTCTTGGAATGGTATTTTGTTTAGGCGTCCATAACTGATGTCACCTCCGTTCATATACCATCCATACCAGAGTGTATATAATAAAACAGCCGAAGCGGCTGCCCATAGTACTTTGTAGTTGAATCGCTCATTGTTTGATGCCATCCAAGTACCGAGCGTTTGTACTGAATCGTTTGCTATAACTGCGTAGGCAGCAAGCAAGAAGCCAACAAGGCTCCATAGTGTGAGTAGTTCCATTTCTTTCTCCTTTGCTTGACGGCTTTACCCCGTCGCTCACAAATGTAACTGCAAGTTACACGATTACTTAGTAACTGTCAAGTAAAAAATTTGTAACAGAATTATGACAATAGATAAATAGAACGGCCAGAAAAGAGAAGTTATTCACACCTTCGACCTGACACGTTGAAAAGACAACGGGCGTCCGCCATATAAGACAGCATTACATATTGGAGAAAACAATGACAAACTTAGCAAACATGCTTGGTAGTGTAATGACTGCGGTCAGACTACCAAAAAAACAAAAAGAAAACTTATATCCTATTGAAAAATATGTTCAGGCAGAATTTCAAAAGGGTGATCAGGCATACGTTCTTGAATGTATGCTAACAGGCCAGCCTATAGATTATCGCAACATTAGATAGTTATGTGCTGCGCACATACGCACAGTTGCGTGTAGCGCATAGCGGGTCTACGCTATTCGCACTTGTTTTTCACGGCTGTACGTGTTAAATATACTTGTACAAGGAGTAAAACTAACGGTTGTTAGACTCGGATCACACATATACATATATACAAGGAAACACAAAATGACTACATTGGTAGCAAACACACTTGGGTTTTTTGGCGGCGGCTTTGCCAAATGGCTCAAAACATTAACCGTAAAGGTTCAAGCCGCACAAGTTCGTAGAGCAACAATCAACGAACTATCAGCACTAGACAACAAAGACCTAGCAGACATTGGCCTTTCACGTGGAGACATCCGCTATCTAGCTGACCAACATTATAATGATGTTGTAAACGCAAACTTGAAAGGATGGGTGTAATGGATACAGTAATGAAATACACCTTCGCACCACTACAAGGTTTTTGGAGCGGATTATATAATACCTGTGAAATCATCGGTTATAGTAGAGCAGCATCAGAACTTGCTCGCATGGGGCTTCATGAAGAAGCAAAACACTGTATGATGCAAATCAAATCTATTAGAGCGTCTAAATAAAGGCGCTCTTTTTTTCTTGACATAAATAAATATCTATGCTATATTATTAGAGGTAATGTAGCCAACACACACATACAGAGGAGAAAAAAAGTATGGACAGTAAATTTTCTACTGAAATGATGGAACAAATGTCTAACATGATGAAGTTAGCAATTCCACAAGTAAAAACAAACAAAAATGGATATGAAATTAGAACAAAAGTTCTAGAGTTTGCCCAAGCACAAGCCTGGCAAGACTATCATGCGAAATGGGGAGCATGGGAAACTAATGTAAAAAAAGACGGCGACACAGTCGTGACAGAAGTTACTATGCCAGATGTACCAGGTGCTGATACAGTATTAGAAACAGCCGAAAAGTTTTATAACTTTGTAAGCGGCAGCATAAATAAAAAATAGTAAACACTAAGTAATTTTCGGGCATAGCCTGTATAGTAATATTAAAAAAACCCTTGCTTATGAAATCTCAGTTACACAATTTTGAACTTGATGTGCTGTAAAAATAAGCAGGGGTTAACCTTGGAGTATATATGGAAACTAAAAAAAACATTTTTTATGAAGTGTATGAACAAACCAATGAAGAAAATGATGAATGGAGTCTTCGTTCAAGCCATCTAACTGAAGAACTGGCAGAAGAATGGATAATGAATTTAATAAAAGATAATCCTGATTATGAGGATATAAATTTTAGAGTAGACGAATGCACAGAGGAACTACTCGATCCAGATTTGTTTCCCGGAACTTAAAGTCAAGGCGGCTCCTGAATTACTCCAGAACTGACGCACTTCATCACCATCTGGTCTTCTTATAAAGCCAACTGCTCTAATTGTAAGGCCTGTTTCGTCAGTTAAAACATATCCTTGACTTACTTGATCGCTTGTTCCTATTTCTAATTCTAAATCTGTTACAAAGGTTCGAGCATAAACAACGACATCACTAGCATCTAGACTTACAGCCGCTTCTGATGAAATAACTCTTGCTCTACTTACTGCATCTTCTGCGTCTATATCAACTGCACCTGTATCAGTTATTACAAAACCTTTGTTTACAATGTCACTTGCATCAATGTCTAATTGAGAATCATCTGTAAATGCTTTGGTCACACTATGTGAAGTTGTTGCTTCAATTTCTAGTTCGCCTAGGTTATGTGTATAATCTGTATAGTTGTATAGGACTTGTACTTCATCACTTGCTGCTACACCAACAAACGGAACATTTTCAATGGCATAAGCACGCTCTAAATCAAACGCAGATAGTATTCCTAAATTAGTTGAATCTTCAAATGTTCTTGTAATACTTTGAGTTGCACTGTCTCCTATTTCAATAGAAGCAGTTGCAATAAATCCTAAACTTTTACCAATGACGTCTGAAGCATCTAGTTCAAAGAATGGAATATTATCAAATGCAAAAGTCCTTTCAAGGTCAAACGCAGATAGTATTCCTAAATTAGTAGAATCATCAAATGCATAGGCTCGACTTAATAGGAAGGTTGCTTCTAATTCTAAGTTTGAAGTATCGATACTATTAAGTGTATTACTCTGTGTTTCTGAAGCATCTAGTTCAAAGAATGGAATATTATCAAATGCATAAGTGATTTCATTATCACTTGCTGAAAGTATTCCTAAACTTGCTGTATCATCGAATACATATGCTCTAATGATAGTTGCAGTTGCTTCAATTTCTAAATTTGAAGTTTCTATGCTATTAAGTGTATTACTCTGTGTTTCTGAAGCATCCATTTCAAAGAACGGAGTATTGTCAAATACATAAGTGATTTCATTGTCACTTGCTGAAAGTATTCCTAAATTAGTTGTGTCTTCAAATTTATAGGTTTGACTTTCTACGCTGCTTGCGGATAATTCTAATTCACCTAGGTTATGGGTATAATCTGTATAGTTGTATAATACACTTGTAACATGTGTTTCGTCAATTTCTAGTTCACCTAGGTTATGTGTATAGTCTGTATAGTTATATAGAACATTTTCTACACTTGTATCGCTAATTTCTAATTCAACAGTATCTTCTACGCCTATAGTAAATCCAAATGTTGCAGTATCAGCAATTTCAATGTCAGTGTAGATACTTGCTGACCATAACAAAACATCATCGCTGTCTGCAGGATCACCTTGGTAATATCTTATTTCATCAAAATCAAATCCAGAAGTTGAAAGATTATAAGCAACACCATTAAACGTTGCTGCTGTGATAGAGATTGCTCTTGGATTTGTATCAATTACTAGGGACTGATTACTGTTTAAAGTTGACACTTGCACTCTAGGTTCGTTGTAATTATAATAACTTCTTGATCCTACAGACGTTTGACTTACTGATGCATGCCTAATAGCGTGTTGTATTGTACCTTGATTCCAGAAAGTAATATAAACTTCGCTATCATTTAAATCGTATCCAGTGTTATTCCTTTGTGTATTGACTATATCTGCAAATCTAGTAACAAGTGGATTTGTTGTTGAACTAAATTCTAGAACATATTCTGCTGCACTTTGTGAAATATTTCTATAGGAACTAGATACAGAAAGAGACTGAGTCGGTTTAATTCCTTGGTAAGGTATGTAAATTATATTTGGTGTATCACTTGCATCAATTTCATTTGATATAGTAGATGTAGGTTGACTGTAAGTGACTTCAGTTTGCTGCGTAGAATCTATTTCTAGTGCAGTGCTATCAACTATATTGAATGTTTTTTCAACTACACTAGATGCACCAACCACAAGTGGTGTTACCTCAATAGTAGTGCTAATTGATATTATAGATGTAGGTGTAAGTATACCTAATGATGCACTGTCATAATAATTAAATGCCTTACCAATTGTATCTGATGCTGCAATTTCTAATGCTGTGATTTCTGTTCTTGGATAAACTGCAACGACAGTATCATCTGCTGCAACTTCAAGTCCAACAGATTCAGTGTTAAAGTTATAAGTCTGTCTACCTTGACCTAATACACCTGTTGCAGAAATCTCTAATGCAATTGTGTCTGCTACTGCTATAAAGTTAGCAAGTGCTCCTGCAATCTGTTGTTCTTCTGCAATAGAACTGTAACTGATAGGACCGATAGGAATACCAGCTCCTGTCAGTGTTTGGTATTCTATACTAAATTCAAATTTATATTCTTCAGATGTTGCTGCAAGAGATTTAAATGTAACGTTGCTTCTATCTACTTCAAGTACCGGACGGAAATATGGATATTCTGTTTTACCATCGCTATCTCTAACAACACCAGCACCGTCGTTCCAATCAACACCAATTTCTAGTGTTGCTGTATCAACTATCACAGAAATATTTGCTATTGCATCATCTACATCTAATGTTAAACTACCACCACTAGGCTGATAGTCCATTATACCTTCATATTGTAAAGTGGCAATTGGGTTGAAACTGATAGGAGAAATAGGAATACCAGCATAGTTAGGCAACCTATCTATCCCTGCTGATGCAAAGAAGTATGCTGTACTATCACCGCCTAATGCACCAAATGTTAGTTCAGTAACATAACTGCGCTCAACTTCTAGTGCTGGTCTAAAGTGAGGATATTCTGTCTTACCGTCTTCAATACGTACAGTTCCTGGACCTTGGTTATCAGTAGCACCAATTTCTAGAACACCAGTTGTAATACGTTGAACACTCTTAACATCTTCTGAAGTACCTGCAATTTCCAAGTTACCAATACTAGGTTGATAATCCATAGGACCTTCGTATTGTAGTGCGCCGATTGGATTATAACTGATTGTCAGAATAGGTAAGTGTGCATATCTATCTAGTCTATCTAATCCTATGCTTGCAAATAGATAGGCTGTGCTATCTCCTGCAAGGGCTCCTAGACTTAGTTCTGATGTTTCGGTTAATCTAACTGAAAGGGCTGGACGGAACCAAGGCCATTCTTCTTTACCATCTTCCGGCCTTACATAGGCTGCTCTTCCATCATCATTATCCGCTACACCAATTTCTAAAGCACCTTGCGTAATACGGCTTGTGCTCTTAATAGTATCATCTGTTGCATTTATAGAAAGTTCTACTAATGCAGGTTGGAAATTCTGTGCGCCTTCATATTGTATATCGCCAATAGCATTTACAGTAATAGGACCTACAGGTAATCCAGGAAAGTCATCTTGGAATTCTAAAATAAGGCCTTCAAATTCATATGCAGAATCTGCATTGACTAAACTAAAGGTAGCAGTATCTTCTATATTATGTATAACAGTAACGTCTGTGTCTTCGTTTATTTCTAAAGACGCTTGTTGTGATTGTAAAGCTTGTATTGCTGGTCTGAAATGATCGTAAACAGTGGCACCATCGTCTGATCGAACAGTGCCACTACTTTGATTATCGGTTGCTGAAACTACGAGTTCTGCTACTTCAAACTCAAATAAGTATTGACCTTGATTTACACTGGTATCAGCGACTGCGGATTCGGCAATCGTGTTTTCACTAATTGTCGACACGACAGCCCCCTCCTATGTTTATGCTTGTGATTCGCTCCAAGTTATTCGCCCTGCAACCTCAAACGGTGATGACGCTGTAATATCTGATGTATCAATAACTCGAACTGCAATTGTTAACAAGTCAGGACCGTTTGGAAATACCCCGTCACCTCCTAATATACTGTTACCCAAATCAGTAATGTCAGTAAGGTCAAAGTCAGTAGCATTAGCCAAACGCTGTGAACCAGTGTCAGTACCACCTGCTGCTCTAAAACTAAAGATCGGTGTACCGCCTGTAATGCTATCTGCTGTTTCATGTGTAACAAGATTGCTCAAACTTGGAGATTGAACTTTTTCAAAATTAATGTTACTTAATGAACCATTCAATATCAATCTAACTTCACAGTCATGTGTAAGCACAAGACCAATTTGTTTCAATTGCAACTGCATTCTATTGATAATATCACGTTCACCAATATTACCAGTAATTCCGTTGTCAACACTTGGTGCAAGTCTAATACTAATGAGCGGAATATCGTCCAGCAATGATTGGTCTGAACTTCCGCTCGACGGCGCACCTATGTTAACCAGTGTACTATTACTTACTATTGGATAGATACTAGGTCGGTTCCATTGTCTTGCGATAAAGATTCTAACAATAATATTGTTTCCAGAGAAGTAAGTACTATAAACTGCTTCCCCGTTAAGTTCTCCGCCACTTGTATAAAGTGGAGTACCAACACTAAACTTTGTTGCATCACTTGAAGGGAATCTCAATTCAACATACCATTCTCTTGTTCTATATGTATAACTGTATACTCCAACAATTGACGAATTATTATTAGTTGTAGCGGTTAAACTTTGACCGTTTGTAAACGATAGTGTATTACTTGTCGCTGTAAACAAATATGCCTTATCGTCATCAAACGTACCGTCCATAATAACCGATGTACCCCAGTGGAACAATCTTGGTTGATAAGTTGTATCGCCTGTGTTTTCAATTTCATATCTAGCAGGAATGTTACCAGAACGCATATATGCTTCTGTTTCTCTGTTGTTATGCACCATTTCGTGTGTATAAATTACATGCCCGTAAGTGTCTTTGAATCCAAAGCGTATTTTACCAGCACCATACCATGAATAGTCCATATAAGCCATTTGGATCTTGGTAACATCTAAATTAAAGTTACTAGGACCATTTCCATCTGCAACATCTAGATTCCAGTCTGCTTGCGCAACTTTATAATCTACTGTTTTGGTAATGATAATACCGTCTGTAGTAGAACCTTTATACTTAGGTTGTACGGTTATATCTTCTTTACTACCTATGCTAGTTACTTTATAGGTTTGTCCTCGTAAAACAATCATATCACCTGTTGCTAGTTGCCCTATAAAATCAGTGTTAGTACCTGAAACAACGTTGCTACCAAATGTTGCGCTTGCTGTACCACTTAACTGTAGTGTGCTGTTTCTTCTAACTGCATAGATATCTTGTCCATCATATTCGTAAAAGAATCCGTTTTGGAAATCATATAGACCGCAACGGACAGCACTGTTCTGCCATTTCTTAGGACGGAACTGTACAACACCACTTGGATTAAATGTTGGCGGTGTTCCAGGCAAACTGTATTGGAATGTAAAGTCATCAATGTAAGTTGTTACAGTATAGTCACCGTTGAAGTAATCTACATCACAATCACTTATATTAATTAGTTGTCCTGCATTAATATAGTTTGGATATTTTGTTTGAATTCTTGTTGCATAACTTACTTTAAGAGTTGACATGTTAGTATCAATGTCATTTGCTGCGTCTTGTAATTCACTGCTTGCCCATGTAATACTTGGTTCAGTTCTTGTATAAGTTCCAGTAAATTCAGTAGCACTAGTTCCATATGTAACTGCGTCAATTGCAATATCAATTAAACCTTCTAGTGCTGTACCTTCTGATGCTCCTGCTGCTGTGCCACTTGTGTCTTGTGTTTCACTGTTACCAGTTGTTGGAGTTATTGCAACTTCTTGGACAATGTCTCCAACAATAGCCTTAAATCTATTAATAACTGCTAGAGATTCAGTTGGATGAGTACCATAAACTCTTGTGTTTGTAACATACATCAATAGGATTGCTGTCTGATAAGTTGCATAGTTTCCGCCATAACTCATATCATACGCAAGAGCGTATGTCAATGTTTCCATATCTTCTAGCAATGTAGTTGTATCCCATGTAGTGTTTGGATACGTATCTGCTGCATATGCTGCTAGTTCTGCATTGATGAACGTTTTGTTGGCTACTAATTGATCTCTTGCATTTAATTGTGCAGAAGTTCTACCTGCACTAGGATCAGTGTAAGTCGGAGCATCTGCTGCAATTCTATCGTTGTCAATAATATCTAAAATCTCTGTGAAATATGCAGTAACTCTTGCTTCTGCTGTACTACTGTCATCTACTTGAGGTAAAGCAAGAATATCATCTCTTAGTTTTTCAATACGTTGATTTACTACTGGATTTAGATATAAACTTCTTAACTCAGCAATACCATTAAAGTATGCTTGGAATGTGCCACCTAATGCTGTTTCTAATTGGGCGCCGGTTGCAATATATTCAATATCTCTTTCACATTTTGTATCAGTTACCACACTGATAGTTTCAACTAAGATTGGCGGATTAAAGTTAATAGCCAAACTAATTTGAATACCTTTACCTGATTGATAACGGAAATATTTACGTGTTTGTCTTACAATCTGCGAACCAGGAGCACTACCAGCAATAATTTCTACACCACCATCAAATGGTCTATGAGTAGTAGCACCGTCAGGTCTAGTGTAAATTTTTGTAGGAACCATATGAACAGCACTTGCACTTGTAAATGCAACAGGTTCAGTTAGGTTAATTGTACCATCATCAACAACACTTGAAATAGTATAAGTCTCAAGTCTACCAGGAGTAGTAGATGGATCTTTTAGAATAATAGTATCTCCTGCTTTATAATATGTAAGGAATATACTGTCATCGCCTCCATCAATAACATAACTTCCTGATGTTACATCTACTGTAGGACTTATTGGAACTAAACCGTTAACTGTTGTACTTTCTAAAATATGGTCGCTTGATGCAATTGCAGTCCAGTCTAATTCCATATACACAAGATCTCTTCTGTTTTCAATGCTGCTACTCAATTGCATATACTTGTCATCTACGATTGTAACATAATAAGTTTGTCCTTCTACAAAGTTTGTCCAAACTGCATTTCCGTTTGAAGTATAAACAACAGGAGTACCATCTGCTAATGTATGACCGTTTGCAATGTAAATAAAATCATTATCAGTTTGAACGCCTTGACTAACTGTTAAGGATTTTTTTCCAGCTTTAAAAGTTGTTTGGAATTCTAAAGTGGTGTTGGTAGGTATAGCAGAAGTTTCGTATACTCCATCTAACGTACCAATTTGGTTCGTAATATCAAGGAATGTAATAGCACCTGGACTGTCTGTTATAATAATTTGTCCATTCATTGCACCAGCATGATTTTGACAAACATAATAATAAGTGCCTAATGTGGCACCCGCTGGAACTGCCCATGTAATGGTACCATTTTCTGTACCATTGTTAGTAACACCGTCGCCTGTTGATAGCGTATTTCCACTATCATATCCTGCTGTATCTGGATCTGTAGTCTGTATCCAGAAAGGATGTCCTGCTGCACTAATTGTAAATGTATAGGTATATCCAGGTTTTACATAGATAGTGTCGTTATTAACTCCGTCAATTGTGTATGCAGTTGTTGCATCATTGCCTATTGTGAATGCAGTATCGCCTGCTGGGCCTGTAATACCAGTTGAAGTAAGGTTTACAGGTACACCTGCGGTAGACTTCAGTCTAAATCTATTATCATTTACAACTTGTACCTTGTAGTCTGAACCTGCTGTCAATGATGGATATGTATAATCTTTGTACAGTGTATCCATTACGTATGCATCTAAGTTTTGTAACATTGTAGAATCAATAGTAATAGCATCTGGAATTCTTATTAAGGCTGTGTATTTCAAATGGTTGTAACTGTTTGATGTAAAGTATGCATATGCAGGTGAGTTATCTCTATTGTATCCCATATAATAAAAATTATAACTATCCCAGTTATCTTTCTTAATAGAATATTGAACTTGTAAAATACAATCTCTTCCTGTTGGGTTTACATACTGTGCAACTCTGGCAAATCTCCAGTCGGTTGTAACTCCTCCTGTCGCACCATTTACACCTACAGTGGTCCATACAGTCGGATTAGTTTGGTTTACGTTTCTAGTGTTAATTGTGTAACTATTAGAAATTGAAAATTGAACTCTAAAGTTTGAATAACCGTACCTGTTTAGCGGATTTTTTGTGGCAGCACTCCAAAAATCGATTGTTGAGTCTTGTACAAAAGGAGTCATAATTACTGCGTGGCCTGATCCAGCAGGAGGATAACCTTGAGCAGCGTCTTCAACTTCTCCTGTGTCATAAGAGCCAGTATTCCAGTTACTTCCGCTAATTGTCCAACTGCTCCACGTATTGTCATACATGTACAGATACATATTAAAACCTTGTTGCATTGTCGTATTGCTGCTACTACCCGAAGCATATCTAAATGGAGTATTTCTACTTGTTCCATCCATGACCATATCTTCTGTACTTGCTAAACTTTGTCTCCATGCTTCTACACCAGAGTTAATTGTACTGTAGAATATTTCTAAATCACTATCACTGCTGGTGAATGAAATTTCGCCGCTAGATGTATCCGGCAGTCTGCCACCAAATTCTGTGCCTGCTGTAATAGTGTTGTTTTCTGCTAATCCATGATTTTCAATAAAGAATGTATCTCGTGTTGGACGTTGTCTCACACCTGTAAAGGTATATGTACCAGTGGCTGCTGCAACTCTAATCAAAGTTGTACCACTTTTAATTCTAAATCTATTATCGTCTACAACTTCAACAAGGTAAGTTCCTGCACTTAAAGAACTCGGTGTATAGTTTGAACTATAGTTACCTTGTCCGTGTGTGTAATAATAAACAGGATTTCCTGAAGTTGTAAAATTAATTGACTGACCGTTTGTTAATCCATGTTGTTCTTCATAGAATGTGTATGCTTCGTCATTGTCATTTAAAGGAACAAAGAAAAAGTCTCCTCTTCCAAAATACCAATAACCGCTATAGTAGTAGCCACCTGTGTTATTCCATGACATTTCACTAGTAGACCAATTTAAATAACTGCTGGTTGCAGGATAATCAAACTGCGGATTGTTATAACGATTAAAATCTTCAACAAAGTTAAATGAGTGTGGATAATTGCTATGATTGTCTGCTAAACGCATATCATTGTCGTAACTTTGTCCCCAATAAGTACCATAATAATTGAATAGGTAGTAAGGATAGTTTCTCCAACTTGTGCTTGTACTGCTTTTGCGAGCGTGTACTGGAACTGTATAATCAGGACGTGATTGCATTTTACCATATTGTGATTGTGCTAGATCCCAACCCGAGTTATTAGTTGACGAGCCAAAATTTTGTCCTCGTGTGCGCCAATATGTATTATAAGTATACCACTGTGATCTACCATAATATATTTCATATGCAATCATCATTACAGCTTCACCATAATTGTAGGTGCCAGTTGATGTAAAACTTATTGGGCTACCAGTAGCGGTTGCCTTCAATTGAAATGTGTTAGTTGTTGGATTGGTAATCCAATAAAAGTCTAAACTGTTAAGACCGCCAATTTGAGAATCAGTACCTGCAGGTTTCACATAAAGGATAGCATCGTTTTCTCTAAAACCATGACCATTCCAAGTAATGGTATCGTTTGCTGTGCTGACTGCATCTGCATTAAATCTAAGTTCGTAAGCACCTCTTACAGCCTTTGTATCAGTTTTTGTTAAATCAGGTGATATGTTTGCAGTTTCTGTATCTACAATGTCTACATACAGTTCTCCGTCCGATGCAGTATCAGACATAATATCATCTAACACAAGTGTTTTTGGAGACACCGTGTTTAGAAAATAAAATTTAGAACCTGATTCAAACCCATGTGCTTCGCTAGTTGTAACTGTAATTTTACTTTCGTTTGCTGTATCAGTTTGAATACCGTCTTCGGCTACAAAGTTTACATCAGCACCTGTATAAAATTGTCCAGGAACAATCGTAGTATAAGGTGTTTTTACGTTTGCAGTTGCGGCTTGTATTCCTCTACAAGTGTAAGTAAAAACGTAGTCAGACTCGACATCAAGAACTAGGTACTTACCTTCGGCAGTCAAACTTGTTAGACCTTGTACGTCAATCGGAGTACCCTTACTAATTCTGTGAGGATCTGTACAAGTAACACGGATAATATCTGAGCCAGAAGTTGCTCTAACAATGTTAATGCCTAGCAGTGTGTAATCACCGTTCTTACCATAGAAACTAGGTACATTATTTGATAATTCTAGTGTTTCCCATTTCGAACTTTGTAGTCCATATTCAAAGTCAGTGTCGATTAGGTTTTCAGGATTACTAACACGGAACTTATGAACTGGATCAACAAAAGCTTCTTCGGGCCTAAAAGTGCTTGCATCATCTTCAACAAATATTTGGATGTCGTCACTAGCATTCATTGCCGTCGTATCAAAGTCTAAAACAATTGTAGTAGTTTCTGATGTACTACTAATTGAATGCGAAGATAACCCATTTACATTATCGTTAAATGTAAAAATTGTTTCATTTGTTGTCAAATTTGAAATAAGTAAAAACCTATTTAAATTATACATTCCATCTAGCACAAGAGTTCTTGTTGCTGGAGTAAATGTATACTTATGTATGAGTTTTTTTGCCATTTTTAATCCTTAGTTTTACCCACCTAATGCAATGGCAAGTGCCGTTGCGTTTACTTGCGCTTTATCAAAAGCCTCAAAACTTGCGCTATTGACTGTGATAAAGACTTGTTTATTTCCTGCACTAAAGTTTGTTGCAGACCCACTGTTTGAACTTGCATAGATTGTAGTTCTTGTAATAGAATTCGCACCCGAATTAAAAGTTCCTACACCTGTTTCCCATTCAGCAGTGCCTGGATTAGTCACTGCATAATCAAAAGTATCTCCGTCTGCACATTCTGCACTAAAGGTTACAAACCCTGTACCTGTTCCGGCTAATACTAAATCGCCGGTACCTTGTGATAGACTAACTTCTTTTACGCGGTCTGATCTTACTTTAGCCATTGATCATCTCCTTAAGGGTTGTTCAATGTTATTGTTAGTGTAATACGGATTTCGTCTCCGTTGTTTGCAATATTAATCGGAGCATTGCTAAATCTGTTAGCAAACATTAAATCACCGCTTGTTGCTCCAACAACAAAGTATCCGTAAATATTTCCTGCTGCACCTGTGAAACTAAATGTTACTTGTGGATATGCAGCACTGCCTGGATCACCTGATGTAAAAGTAAAGCTTCCGGGTGTTAAAGTTGTTGCACTATAACCATTTCCTGAAACTTCTGTATAATCACCTGCGACATCGGCACTAGTCGGAGTAACATCGTTGCTATATAATTTTAATACGAGGGATTCTGGCGTCAAAGCATTTAAAAAATTCTTTAAGGCTACCAATTCCGCTGCGTTTGTAAATACGACTGCCATTATTCATTCCTTAATAGTTAACTATGGTAAGTTTTATACATCTATTTATCAATCAAGTGAATGTATAGGAAAACTCTACACTAAGTCTAGTGCCAATTGTGTTGCTAGGACAACTTAGATCAACGGTTAAAAAGTCATCTACAGCCATGTTAAAACTTACAGTTTTTGTCTTTTTTTGATCACCAGCGGATAATATGACTGATTCCTGTGCGCTACCGTTTTTCTTGACATCAATTTGCACATCTACGTCAGCAACATCGCCTATTCTCATTGTAATTGATTCTACTGTTATTGCAGCAGGGGCATACCATCTTACGGTACCTTCGGTGTCTTCTAACAAGCCATCTTGGAATAACTGAACAGTTCTAGAAATATGTCTACCTTCAAACGAGTTTGATGTTGCATTATAGACTAGAGTTTGTCCATCTTCTGCTGCTGATAAGTCTGGCACAACCCTAACTCCTCCAGGGGTAGACCCATCGGATATTCTAAGATAAGGATCATTTGGATTGAAAAATAAATCTCCAATCTCTCCAACAAAATCACTTATATCTGCTGTAGGTTTATACTGTGGTCCTAATTTGTAAATACCGCTCATACAGTATTTATTTCACAAGTCCTGCAAGTGTTTTTAGGTTATCAACATTATCGTCTTGGTCAGTTTCTTCTTCACTGCCTGTGTCTTCGTCATCTAACATTTTGTCAATGACTGGAGAATCTTTTCCTTGTTCTGCTTTTTTCAATTCAAGTTCTTGCTGCTGCGGTGATACCATAACAGGATTGTCTTCAATGTCATCATCTGTAGCATCTTTGCCTGCTACGTTGACTTTAGGTTCGGCTCCATCTAAATCAATCTTAATTGGAATGTTTATGGTAATTTCATCAATACGCATTATTCTTCTTCTTTTGCTAATTCTTCTGCTTCATCATAGATAACACTGCCTTCGTCTGCATTTTCAGGCTGAGCAATATCCTCTTCATCTGCATGAGTTTTAGTTTGTTCCTTGTTATCCCAAACAATATGTTTTGTCCAACCCATTTGATATCTCCTATTGTACTATTATTTATTATAATTTAGTGCATCTTTATGCACCATATGAATTAGGATGATCTGGTTCGTCATCAATTAATAACATATCAAAACAGGCTGTGGTGCTACGGTTGTTGTCGCGTGGTAGAACTCTTATGTCAATGTCAGTTTTTTCTGGATAACGGATAGGAAAACTAAAGTTATATACATATTGTCCGCCGCCTGTGACATCCCAAACATGCTGGGCTCTAAATAATCCTGTGCCTCCTATACGGGTATACACATAACCTGAAAAGTCTGCGTCTTTCTCACCTGTACTGGTCACTTGATATAGATATCCTGTTTTGCCTGCTGGTATGGTATAGATAGCCATTAGTGTTTGATTGAGTTGCGCTCGGATACACAATACCACTACGCCGTCTTTTGATACTGAGAGTTTTCCGA